GAAGCATGGTCATTGGAAGTCGGAGTAGCCAGACCTGTGATGTTGTTGGAACCCATATCAAGGTTACCAGACATGGTATCGCCGCCTTTGGTAACCTGCAGAGCGTCTTGCTGATCAGTATACGCTTTAGTCGAAAGGTCTTGTGCTGCAGTCGGATCGGTTGCGTTAGTGACCTTATTCGAGCCCATGTCGATGGCACCAGACATTGTACCACCAGCGAGAGGTAATTTAGTAGCAATACTATTTGTAATTGTAGTAGAGAAGTCTGCATCATCGCCCAGCGCAGCCGCTAGTTCATTTAGTGTGTCCAATGCACCAGGAGAACTATCAACTAATCCAGCTACAGCATTATCAACATCTACTTTTCGTGCCGCATCATTGTCGTTTGTTGGTGCAGAAAGGTTAGTAATAGTAGCAGTCGTGCCTGCATCCATGTTCAATGTACCGTTGATGGTCACATTGTTGAATGTGGACGAGCCTGTGCTTGCATTTACGTTACCCGTAATGTCGCCTGTGACAGCACCTGTAATAGTACCTGATGCAGTGACGTTATCGAAAGTCGATGTGCCGGTGGGTGCGCTGACGTTACCTGCTAGGTCGCCTGTGAAACCGCTGTTCGCAGTGGCTGTAGTAAAGGTCGCTGCATCAGGTGTTGTCGCACCGATAATCGTACCGTCGATGTTACCACCGTCGATATTAACAGTAGCTAATGACGCCAAACCTGATGTTTCAACTGTAGTAAACCGGGCTGTATCAGGGTTTGATACACCGATCTGTGTTGCATCGATGTTGCCGCCGTTGATGTCTACTGTCGCAATCGTAGCAGTACCTGAAACACCTACGTTGCTTAAGAAGTTAGCAGACGTACCCGTGATGCCGCCTGTGGTTAGTGTACCTGTAAGTGTGGTGTTGCCTGTGACGCCTAGTGTACCTGCAACTGTCGCATTTTCATCTACGTCGAGCGTATCAATGTGCGCAGTGCCATCTAGGTATAAATCCCGAAACTCTTTGGTTGCTGTACCCAAGTCCCGAAGGTTTGTGGCAGATGGAACCAAGGATGTTGCAATTTCAGAATTGACGTAAAGAACATCTGTACCTGCGTCACCGATAGTGGTGTTGCCATTTAGAGTTGTAACGCCATCGACATCTAGGTTTGTATCGATCTGGGCGTTGCCGCCTACTGTTAGATCAACAGCTACTGCAGCACTCTCATCCACATCCAATGTGTCGATGTGCGCTGTTCCATCTAGGAACAGGTTGCGAAACTCTTTTGCCGCCTCACCGAGATCTCTGGCATCGTCGGAGTTAGGAACGATGTTTGTAGAAACCTGCGCATTAACCGCAACCGTATCGGTGTTTGCATTACCGATTATGGTATTGCCGTTAAGCGTTGCATCACCCGTGATCGTTGCGTTGGTTTCTACAGTTAAGCTACCATCTACGTCTAGATCACCTGTAACGTCTACGTTGTTCTGGAACGAACTCGCTGCAGTAACGGTTATGGATCCACCAATTGTGGCATCCCCTGCCATAAGCAAACCAGCGAAACGATTTCCTACAGCACCGAGATCAACGACACCGTCACCTGATGGTAGGATATTATTTGCACTGTTTGTGGCAGCTATTTCATACCATGCCGCTGCAGACGATGTATCGGATACACAAACGTATATACGGTTCGTTGTAGTGTTCAGCCAGAGAGAGCCTTTTGCATAGCCTGCAACCGTATCATCTGTAATCGTTGGATTAGTCGTAGCTGTAGTGTTATTGGCACCACCTACCCCGCCGTTTACCTGCTTTAGGTAACCAGAGACTGATGTTGCTAGATTGATCTTAGGGGCATTACCTGTAGTACCATCGTGCGTGTGCCCGGCAATGCCAAAAGCTGTTTCGATCTGGTCGAACTCAGCGTTAAGAGGTGGAGCCGTAATATCTGCCCCATTGGTAATGTCGGGTCTCGATTGCCGAGTGTAACCAGCCATGATTAACGCCTTCCTGAAATGCTAAATTCAATTACTAAACCCTGAATTGTATATGGTTTAGATTGCCCAATGGTTGTAAAAGTGGCCCGTGCTGAAAAACCGGACCCCTGTATATCTGATGTCATAATCGGTTTGGAGTTTCCGCCATAAATGACGTTTACACCTGCATAGTCTAGATCCTGACCGCCGTAGGCAACTGGACCGCCCTCGCTCTCGTTTAGGTAATTAAGAGGGCGAGGCGTATTGGGTGTTCCCCAATCGTAAGCCATTGAGAGGAAAAGCTCGACAGGACCTTCTGCCCGTATGAAGGTGTTTACCTTGCGAAGAACCTTGCGGGTCTCTGTGTCGCCAAAATCTAAGTACGGTGTGGAATATACCCCAAGTATATCTCTAGCATTAAAAGACGATCCCTCTTCCTGGCGGTATACTTTACCATCAGAGTCGCCGTGCAAGACGTATTCTTCCAAGCCAATATAATCAGATGTTACACAGGAGGTGCGGATGCCTACAAGCTCCCCAAACTCCCAGCCAACCTGACCGTTTTGATCCGATAGACCCCCAATAATGCCGTAGCTTTCTTCCAGATCTTCTGTACCGTCGCCAACAAAAAAACGGACCTGAGACTTACCTCGGATTACAACACCGTTCATCGTGTCCATGTCGTAATTTTTGATCATATTGACCAAAGTTACCTGAATAGATTTGGAAAGTGTGGTTAGCTCAATATCACCAATTCGGGAAGTACCGGCAACTGGTCTAAAACCTTCTGGGGAAAGAAAAATTAGATCCCCACCAATTTCAAGAACGCTATCACGGGCTACACAACCTACGTTTGTCGTCACTTGATCTAAAGTGAAACCGACACTTAAGTCTGGACTTACTTTCTTGATTGCATTTATGCCGAATATGAAAAGATCATCACGAAAAGGCTTGAACTGAACTACATTGAAACCTGGGGTGATCTGACCAGCACCACTGGCAACTGTAAAATCTAATGGATCGCTAGGTGCCGAGTGACAAATTACAGCCCTAGAGGTTAAGTCTCCACCTAAGAAAAGGTGGTTCTCAAAAACCTCTACAATAGCAGGGGCGTTGACAGCTTGATCACCACCCGGACTAGAGGAACCTCCTGTGTTTGTGTTGGTCAACTCATACCAGTTTGTACCGTCAAATAGTTTGGCAGGATTTACCCCGTCCACAAAACATATCTGCGATCCAGAGCCTAAGTCGAACTGTGTGTGGCGTAGCTTCGTAACTGTTCGGCCATTGGCTGTGTAACTAAGAGTAACAGTCGGAGGTAGCAGGATCTTCTGCCAGCCTGATAATTCTACGAACCTGTATAAGGAGTAGCTGTTGGAGCCTACGTCTTTTCGAGCGGCAATAATGTATGGGTTGCCTAAATGTTCATTTTTATAAATCGCAAGCCCAAGGATTGGGCCTTCAGCCAGACCTACTCCAACCTCTTGGTCCAAACCACCTAGTAAAGAGTACCCCTCAATACGACGATAGCCGCCATAAAGTGACGGCTCAAAGTTCACCAGCCGAGTAGCTGCACCCGGCGCAGATTCAGCAAGAAATAGATGATTTTCATTTGAGTTTAGACCGCCGGAACAGACAACCTTAAAGCTTTGAATTTCATCAGGCATTAGAACTGCGTCCTAGTATCTCGTACCGAAGTGTAGTTGTTAATGTAGATGGACTGCAGGTTCTTTAGACCCGACTCAAAGGACACATATGCAGACTGAGACGCTTGAATGTTGTCCTTGAACATATAGAGAAAATACATTGCCCCATCGACTAAGACGGTATCGAATTCTTTGGGAATGCGACATTCATCATCATAGTCAGTTAGATCGGTAAAATTTTGGTAGTATCGGAAACGAATTGTGTAAGCTTTATTGGGCGCAGGCGTTACGCCAAAACCAGTACCGTGGCTGGCAAAAACAAAATCAGGAACATCCCGTCCCTGTGATCCTGCGTTATAATCTGCATCCCGATAACGACTATACCATTCATCACGCTCAATAGGTTGAAGGGTCTTATATCCTACGCCCAGGCTATCGTTTTTTTGGATCTGAAAGCTATTCCAATCAGCTATTTTATAGTTCGAAGGCCACGTATATTCAGTCTGACCCGCAACTAATGAGTTTGTGTGTTCAGCGGCATTAAACGGCCAGCTATACTCTGCCTGGTTAAGCCTAGCTACAGATGACTGCACTGCATCCTTAACAAGGGCGTGTACGCCTCGTACTGATGGAAAATCACCTGCAACGATTTCAACTTCGTTTAAGCGTCGAAGAACCTGATTACATAAATCAATGTATGTAGTTGGCATGGATATTCCTCAGAAAAGGGTGTTGGGGGCAAGTTGCCCTGCCCCCGCTTAGCTATTAGGCTAAGTTGTAGTTTGCAGTGATAAGTCCTTCTGGACGAAGGATTTTTCGACCATAGAGCTGCATCCCGCGGACGATGTCCGCGAATGTTTCTGGTGAGCGGAAGCTCTCAGTTTTCGCAATTTGGTCAGCTACTGCTACAGAGGAGTCATGGCCAGCAACCAGAACACCAAAGTTACTCGCTGAGCCACTCGCCGCTGACGCTCCAGCCCCAGTTCCCTTGTAAGGAAGGTTGTTGCTTGTGTAGACGCGGAAGCCACGAATGGTGCCGGGCATACGACCGTTACGCACTTCGCCTTCTCCACCGTAGTCAGAATTAATCAGCTTCGCGTCTTCATCGAGCAAGATCTCTTTGAACACCGGGTCAACGACGATCCAACGACTATCTGTGTCCACGTTAGCTGCGTCCATGAGACGAGCCATGCGGTTCATAACGGCCAAAGGTGAAGTCAAAGCACCAGCGCCGCCACCTGCAGTTACAGGAATGGAGTTAGCTGCTGTAGCACCGCCGAAAGCACCTTGTGTCAGCTTGTTGGCTGCAAGCAATTCGTCTGCGCCTGCACCTGCTACTGCTTTAGTACCTGCAGCGGCAGTCCGTGCAGCCCATGCAGAGCCATTCCAGGAGTAACCGGACATGTAGCCCAGAACGTCTTGGTCAAATGCATCACGCAGTTTGAAACCAGCACGGTCTGTTGCCAAATCAATGAAATTAATATGGCTATGTGCCTCTTCTATATCGTCGAGTGCGAACTGAAAGTAGTTGGCTTGATCGACGATCATTGTGAAATCGGCATCGGTGATACTTTGTGTCGCGAGTGTTGTACCACGTGCATAAGAATTGATAGTAATTTCAGGCTCTTTGATGATTTTAACTGAGTCACCCATGTTGGCGATCTCGCCCGCATAGTCAGTATTTGTAATATCTTCTACAACGGAACTGTTGCGGAAAGCCTTCTGTACTTTTTTAGAATAGATTACAGGACTAAAGTTACCGTTTGGTAAATTTCCGTAACCACCTGCTGATGGGAAAGCCATTTTGTTTCTCCTTGTGAAATGGCGGAGCCGAAAAGGCTCTGGACAGAACACAGAAGGGGACAAACAGTGGCAGCATGGGTTTGAGGGTGCGCAGCTACATACCAGGCCGTGATATTATAGCTCCGGGCCTCTCCATTGCTGGTAGACTAGAACGTCTTTGATCTTCTGAATTTGGGAATGGTTGAGGGTAGACCTTGTGGGGTGGCCTCATGTAGTAATTAAGGGCTAGTTAGCCTCTTATTGACAACTACATTATAACACGAAAAGTTCTTTTATATCAAGTACTAACGTGCTGCTCCGGTAACATCATATGAGAAGCTACCTTTACGCATGGACTCCAGAATAGCATCTTCATTTTTATCATATTCTTTGTCCGACATTTGTTGGACCTGTGATTCAGAGAATGTTGCCTGCCCGGTTGTGGTTGGGGCGCTTCTGGAGGTTTTACCTACCGCTTTTGCGGCATCTGCAGAGGTGGAAGACTTACGTCGAATTCCCTTATCTGCTTTGTAAAGATCAATCGCTCGAGCAGCTGCTTTTGCGTCTGAGTTATTCTTATAGAGGGCATCCTTGATATACTGCGGTTGCTCCGCTACCCACTCATGGAACCCAGTATCACTACGGATCTTAGGGAAATCTGGATGTAACGAGAGTAGCTGACCTTCAGCTTCTTTGCGGGTCATCTTATTCTCTAGTTGCTTAAGACCTTCTAGACGCCGCTCACCTTCTTCTAAGGCTTCATTAGCGCGTTTACGTGCAATGGTATCTACGATCTGCGCAACGTCTGGGTATTTCTTAGACCATTTTTCAATGTCTTCATCGGATTTAGGGAACTTGATCTGCCCTTTAGCCGCACTGTCTAATTGACGCTTAACCTCAGTAAGTTCCTGGTCTTTCTGCGCCAAGGTTTGCTGCATGTGGCGGCGAAGATCTCCGTACCGTTTACGGAAGCTGGCATCTTCACTATCAGTGCTAACTACCTCTTGTGGCTGGTTTTCTGCCTGTGTTGCAGCAAGCTCTTGTGAATAGCTCATATCATCCGCCTCTTCGCGGATTGCGTTCTTATACTTAGCCATATTTTCCTCTGGGGGTGGGGGCCGCTTTGCGGGTGGCCCAGTGATGTTAAATGATGAAAGAAATCTTTGGTTTCTTCACCATGCCAAACATCGAAGGCATACTATCTTCCTTGCCGTACATTTCATCTTCAGCAAGTTCTTCAGTTTCATCACCTTCGATGATCTCACTCTCAACAGTTTCTACTGTTGGAAGTTCAATTTCATTTCCCTCAGGTGTCTCCATTTTGTCCTCTTCAGAGGCTTCTCCTTCACAGTATTCACAGCCTTCGCCGGAACATTGTGAGCATTCTTCATATGCCGGTGTATCACCTACGAGTAGGCCCATACTGTCCATCATCATTAAACCTGATTTGGCTTCATCCTGCATGTCCATGATGTGTTTCAGACCGTGCCAGCGAACTACATCGGCTGGTAATACATACTCCCCTTCAGACAGGTTAACGTCGATATCATCTCGCACGTTCTCTGCAGTAGAGCCTGGTGGAATAGGATTGCCTGAAACAGGATCTACAGGCTCCATCATACCGCCGTGGTACATAGAGTACTTTTCATCCTGGTCGGGGTCATCTACGGCTTTCTGTACAGCTTCTGCACGGGTTTTTTCGTAAGAAGAGAGAGACCCGTCATTGTCCAGATCTGCTTTGTTTTCGTCTAATTGAAATTTATTATCTGCCATGTCTTCGCCTTCCGGGGTCATAATGCCTTTACGAGCTACCGCTAAACCACCAAGGGCCATGCCTTCTGGGTTGGCCTCTGCGTACTCTGGGTAAGTAATCGTAATGTTGTGTGAGAAATTTGTGTCGTACACCGGCTCTTGGCCTTCGTACCCACGGGTAAAAGTGTGATTACCAATGGTAATTGGGTCTGGGCCAGAAAAGTTTGTGCCACGGGCCTTGGTAGTTTTAGTGTTTTGGAAAAATGTACGTCCATCAACGGCGTCTTTGCCAAGCTGGTAATAATCCGCAAATTCGTTGTGACCCCGCTGTAGATCTTCTTCAGGTATCGGGATGCTATAAACGTCACCATGATCATCTAGAGGTTCAAACTCTTTAGGATCTAGAACCCCATCTATGTCGTTTGGGAAGCGGGAGGACGCTAAACGGTTTAGTATCACCCCACGCACTGCATTACGGCCTTCTACGCCTTCTCCACGGGCCTCTGCCCATACCAGGCGCTCTATCTTATCAGTGTCTTCATAGGATAATACTGTTTTAGGCCGGGCCTTGGGACGAAGTGATTTTTCCATGTGCTGGTTACCTGTATTAGAATTCATCCGGGGTGAATATTGCTGACAAATCTAGCGGTATTTCTTTGCTAGTTGTGGCTATGTCTTCTGTGGCTAGTGAATTCCGGCGCTGCTCAGCGGTTAGCTTTGAACGATCAGCGGCTAATCGAGCTTTGACTTCACCCAACTCCATTTCATAGATCTTAAAGTCAGACATCTGGGATAGAGTATTTTCCCGGCTACCAAGGATGGCGGCATAATCTTCTAGGGATTTTAGAACTTGAGGATTGGTTTCTTCCATGTACCTAAATGTAAGATCGGTATCGGTGAAACCGTTAGCTTCCATGTTTTCTTTCAAAAGATTTTTGTCTAAAATTCTTGATCCTGAAGGCTTGTCATAGACTAATGAATTAGAGAGCAAGTTTGTTAGCCCAATATCATCCATCTCCGCGCCAAAAGTGTAGATGTTCATATTAGCTAGGGTGTCTTGCATCTTGTTTTCTACAAAGGACCGTAACTTGTTATCGAATATAGATTGTGCCGCTGCCCTAACTCTAGGGGATCTGTCTGTGTTAAACCCCTTACCCGGAGACTTAGAACCAGCATCCGTAAGGTGTTGAACTTCATGTAGCATTGTTGGAAGTCGTTGCGCGGGATCTTGGCGAGTAAACACGTTTATGTGTTTTGCATACGGGTCGTGGTCTCCCATTACGCCGTCCTTGCGGCCTTTAAGAGCCCCAGATGTCGCTGTGTACCCTGAAGTATCTACGTAGTTGGAAAGCTCAGGGTGATAGAAAACCTGGTCTAACCTGCCTCGGTCTTTCATGGTTGGAGCAAGCGGCACAGAACGGCTCACAACTCTATCATCTGACTTAGAAGATAGCTCTGTGTCTAAGGCTCTTTGTCTCGCTTCCGCTAAATCAATATACGTCTGCTCATCTATCTCGTTTGCTTTAAACTGCTTTTTGAGATTAATCATGTCTCGCTGCGCTGCTAACAGTAACCCTTTGCGCTCTTGTCCAGTAATACTGCCACCGGGGACGGTAAATTCTCTATCAATAGTGGCACCTGTTTCAAGGGCAGTTGCACGGGTTTGAGCTGAGCTATCGTCTATTTCGTATACCCATTCCTTACCTGCCAGGTTCTCCCATCCAGTTTGTTGTTTGATGGTTAGAGGGTTTGCGCCCTGGTCGGCTAGGTCCAGCGCAGTCACATAGTTAGCAGACTGCTCGGGGGTAAGGTTAGGCGTCTTTGGGGTAAGAAAAATCCTAGACGTAGCAGGATCAGAAAAATCCGTGATCGTATTAGATAAGCCCCTAGTTGCGATACTTGTTGCAGGGCCAAACCCCATCATAGTACCTAACGTACCAAAGACATCACCAAGAGTTGAATTACCTGTACGAGCTCGATCTACAAAGTCTACCCCCGCATCTACAACACCCCTACCGAAATCCGCAATCCCGCCTACGGGGTCAGATACAAATTCTGATACGCTATCCGCTGCAGCCGCTATATTTTTCTTAGCATTAGCGAAACTAGGCTTAGCGTTAGGGTCATAGTTAGGATTAGATTCAAAGTAGATAGGTTCACCAAACTGATCTACGGGTACGGGGTTCCCTAGCTCATCACGAAGTGTAGGGCTCAGGGTTGCACCAATAGTACGCATAGGTCGGTCGTTACCCATACTAGCCAGCATCTCATCTAGCTCTTCCTGCGTCTGAGGAGAAAAGTATGTCTGGGAGGCTTCTAGATCATCTGCCATCATTCAGCCCCTTTGCGTACTTCGTCTCTTAAGGTCTTGAATCGCCGTAGTTCTCGGATAGCGCCTTGATATGCCTTAACCTGATCAGCATCGCTTAAGGTCTCGAGCTGGTCACGTAGGCCTTCGATACGGTAATCAACGTATGTCTGTAGGCGCTTCATTTGCTCATGTTCGTTAACAAGCGGAAGTAGGGAGCGATATAAGTCCTTACTCATTACTGTACGGGGCCTTGTGGAGCTGCAGGAGGCTGTTGAGGTGCATTACCCCCATTGGCTCCGCCTCCGGCCCCTGTGAAGCCCTGAGAGCCCGGTTCAGGGGAGTTACCAGGTGCTATATTGCCTCCACCCGTTCCAGTGGGATCACCCACTCCAGGGACCGCTCCTTGAGCCTGTGGGGCCTGTGGGGGTTGCTGTGGCATCATGGCCTGTATTTCAGCCATCATTTTCTGTTGAATTGCGGCTTCACGTGGATCGTTTAGGATCTTATCTTCATCCAGGTCCATAGAAGCTGCCAGCTCGCGTAAGATATAGTCATATTTTACAAAGGGCTGCATAGTTGGGTTTGCAGACATCTGCATAAATTGCAGTAAGCGCTGGCTACGGATCTCATTTCGCATCAGGCTTTCAGTACCCTTTGCAATTACTTCTAGATCACCCTTTGTGTACTCTTCGTCAAACGCGAATTGCATATTGAAGGCGAACAGAGCCTTACCCAGGGGAGCTAGTAGGTAGTCATCTACATTGCTGACCACAGCCTTGATGCTCATAGCAGCGGCCCCCATAAGCATCGACATACCAGAAGCTGTACGACCTACCCCGGTAACTCCAGTAGAGCCGTGGGAGAAAGATGGGATGCCTGTGGCTTCATCGGCAAGCTGCCGGGCCTTATCAAACATCATAATAAGCTCTTGGCTGACGTTCGGGAACTTGGTCCCAAAAATCGCTTGACCAGGGGCACCCGCCTGTCTCCGAAACACTTTGCCAGGGTAAATATCCATGTCCTGGCCTGGAACGAGATTAGTCTCATCTACCTCTACCAAAAGGTTCCCGGATAGAGCGGCATTGTCTATTGCGAGACGTAGCGTTCCGTTCATTATGAGCTGCGTATCCTCCATATTTTCAGCAACACCTACACCAAAAAATGAGTATGGGTTCATCTCGAAGGGTACGCTGTGATATGGGATATGGCTCGGAGTAAATGGGTTGATTACTAGACGCAAGATTTGGCCGTTGCAGATCCAGATATTGACCTGGACTTCTGTACGATCTTGCATATCCTCTGGGAGCTCTAGACCCGCCTCTTCGGCAATCTCAGTGTCTAGCATGCCCCAATACTCAAGTATCTCGTAACGGTCTATATCGTCAGAGTTTGAGCTGTCTTCTAGGGCATCTTCCCAATATTCCCGGACGTAGTTAGATCCATAGCCGATAGCCAGCTCAATACTTTCTTCACGAAAGTGTGGGCGGTTTTTAAGGCTACGAATGTTAGTACGGCTCATACGATGGCGTTGGATCGTAAATTCAGCCTCATTCATGCTACGAGCATCGGGATCTGGATAGAAATCCCACAGGCTTACTGACTCAATCTTAGGAATAGTCTTGAATTCAGGGGAATATACGCCTTCTTCATTCCATCTCGGATACTCTTTGTCGTAGGCGAATGGGCCTTTGATAATGCCTGTACCAAACAGAGAGCATTCAAAAGCCATAGTTCGAAGGTGCTTAAAGGCCTGACTTTCATCAAGCTGATCATGCATCACCTTTTCCATCATTGATGCTGCCTTTTTAGCAGGCTCAAATGTAATGGAGGTGGGTGATGATCCCGCACCCGTGTTCAACTCTTCATGTACCGGGGCCAAAACGTCTTTATAAACACCGAGATCCCGCTCAATTTCAGGTCTTGTGTACTTACGGGCTACTTTGAAGTCTATATTGGCCCGTTCTTTAACCTTTTCAGTGGTAATCTGTTCTGGGTCGTAATTTACTTCCCCGGCCACGTTGTTGGGGGTGTTTCGGGGCTCAATCCCTACCGGAAACTTGTTACCTGCAAACAAAACGTCCACGATCTGCGCATATGCGGCCAAAACCTTGGTTTTTGTGATCTTAACGAAGGCCTGGGACTTCTCAGTAGACGTAAACTGCACCTCTGGGCCGTAAATCCCTCGATAATTGCGATAAGACATCAACCAACGGGTTTCATCCGACAAACGGTGGTCTTTTGAGCGCCGGAAAGCCGACTCGACCATCGCAACTACCCCACCGTACTCGGTATTTTCACCTTCTACATCCCCGTCCTCTTCCAAAACAGCTACATCAGCAAGTTCTGTTAGATCTTCGGAGTTTACTACGTCTTCTGGGGGGTTCATGAAGGCCATTCGGGCTTCCTTTTAGCTATATAAGGTATTTCTAGTAGCCAAACGAGGCGTCAGCTGGGCGATAGTTCTGAATTGGAACGCCTTTACCCATATCAAACGGGGAAGCTGATCTAGGACGGCTCATTATGCCGTACCTCACGCTATCGTAGGCATGATCGGTTGCGTATCTTGGGTCGATATCGTCTGATCCTTTTGGATCTGAAGGAATAACTGGTAGATCCGATATAATCTGGCGGCAGGTATTGAAAAAAATGATGCCAGCAAGGCTAGTTTCTTCGTTTACTTTAAGGCGTTGATGAAATTGATTTTTACCTGCCACCCGTGCGCCAGCTGTCCGATCACTTGGACGCCAGCGACACCCCATTGATATCATTTCTTCGGCAATACTCGGTCCAAGTTGGCCGCGATTGTGCCAGCAAGAGCTATCCAATACTCCGTAACTAATTGGTTCACCTCTCTCTGCTTCGAGAACAGCTGCGCCAAGATCTTTTCCTGTGTGTTTTGAGACATAGAGTTCCCTATAACAATATAATGTTTCGTAAGATGGATCGATTGCGAACCAGTGGACCGCTGAGTAGCTACTGTAGCCGTAATCGCAGCTGCGAAATCGTCGCCACTCATTGGGAATATCAAACGGCTCAATCACATGATCGGCCTTCTTGAATTCGGGGAATGCTGCCCCGTCAGCTACATCCCAATCGCCCTCTAGGAGCTGTCGGCGCTGCATTTCAGGGAGAGATAGAAGGTTAGCCTCGTAACTCGCGTCTGCAGTTAGGTACGGGTTGTCGTAGAGGCTGGCTGGTATAAACCGCCGGGTAAATAACGGTTGTCCTGCTTTCTCATGGCTTTCCGGGTACACCAGGGTTTTACCTGTTTCGATGTCCGTTGCCGGAAATGCTTTGTTTGCAGGCGCAGGATCAATGTACATCTTGCGGACCCAGCTATGACCGGGGCCACCTGGGTTTGTTGTTGCGCGGATAAAGGTAGGAAGCATAGGATCTGTAGTTCTCAATCGAGATTTCATATACAGATACGCGAAGGGCGTGGGGTGTTGCGTCAACTCATCGAATGCAATGTAGCTAAAAGCTTGCCCTTGATAACGTAGAACATCTTCAGGACGATCAAGGTAGGTTAGCCAGATCCTTGCACCACTCGGAAACGTCCACTGGCTCTTCTTCTCGCCCCACTTTGCACCAGGAAAAGCTTGAGGATAAAGCTCTTGAGTTTTCCAAACAATTTCACGTAGTTCGTCGGTGCTTCGACGTAAGATGATGCCGTTAAAGTTACCGTTATCGAAGTACCGCATAGGGTCTGCGATAAGGGCCATAGTTTTTCCACCACCGGCGGCTCCACCATAAAGTACTTCGTTTTCTGATGATGCTAGGAAGTCTGTTTGTGGCCCAGGATTTGGAGCAAATACAACGGTACGATCTTCCTGGTTCTTTTCGATAGAGTCAAAATCCAGGCTTTCTGAAAGGGGAACAGACTTGATATTGTCTTCGGGATTATCCTTATCAACCCAGGCTTCAAGCTTCTTTTGTTGCATCACTAGAACACGTTTCGCGTCAGATGCTTTTCGCTTGATCTTGGCCTTAGCTTTTGCGGGTCCAGTTTTTGGCGCTAGCTTCTTGCGTTGTTTCTTTTGCTGCTTCTCGCGCTGGTTTTCGGGTAGAGATCCTCTACGCTCTTTCCATATGCGGTTAATACCCTGGTGGCTGATAGATACGCCGGTCTTCTCGGTAAGCCAGGCAGCTGTCTCCCTAAGACTTCCGCCCTGGTCAATGTGATCTAGAGCTTCGCGTACAAACGGCATAAAAGCCGGGTCCGGTACACATACTCGAGGATCTTCTTTGGTAGGAATATATCCGTAAGCTATCTTTGAGCTAGCATTAGCTCGGCGCTTGATCGGAAAATCAGGATCGTCTGTCATTCAGAACTTTGTTTTGGAGGTAGGATAAACATGGAACCGGCAGGTCCGCTTACCTCTACTTTTTCTTTCTTAACTACACCGGCACGGTCTAGAAGCTCTTTCGCCGCTGCTACAACATTTCGTGCGCCAAGCGATGAAGGATCATCCAGTACGCCAACCATGCCCAGCGCAGCTTTAGGAGCGTTTAGGGCCAGTAACATCTGAGCCGCCTCGGCAACTTCCTCAGCAACCGGTGCCATAGCCTCTCGGATAGCTGTGGTATCGCTGTAGCCAGCAATACGCATAGCCTGGCGTACATTACCTTTGGCCTCGCCTAGTAGAGCTTCGATGAACTTCTCTTGGCGTTCTGAGAGCTTCTTTTCGGTCATTGTCTTGTAGCCTTTATTAAGGATCAGGGGTTTCGCATCTTGAAGAACATGAAGCCGACTGCGGCGGAAATTACGATCCAGAACACGCGCTCGGCAAACCTAAGTGTCTGCCCGTTAACGCCTTGTACCTTTTCAAGGCGCTCGATGCGCTCATTAGTGCGTACCTGGTTATCATCATAGGCGTCCATTTTCTTAAACAAAGACACCATGCGCTCTTCCATGCGGGCCAAAGCTACTATCGCCTCGCCCATCTCATCTAGCTTCTTTTCGATACGTTCTAACCGAGCATCGGTCATTTGCGTTTGGCTTTCTTGGTAGCCATACCGCCCTTGTTCATCTTACCAGCTTTCAGATCTTTATAGGTCTTACCGCTGATCGTGCTTTTATCTTTGGAACGTGCAGTACCAGCCTTTTTACGGGCGTTCATATTTTTGAGAAGAGACATTAGATTACCACTTTTTGCAGGACCAATAACGAGCTGAGAACTTATCTTTTGCTGTGTCGCATTTGTGACGGGCTCGGAAAGATTTTCGACGCTCAGGACTATCTGCTTTGATTTCCATGTTCTGGTCGCCAAAACGGATAATTTTTACCTGGTCATCTTTCTTAGCCAGGACAGCAAACTTCTTAGAAGCACCGGGGGTACGTTTCGGTTTGTTATATCCCGAGAACGTCTCCCCGCTGTATTTCAAACGGCCACTGGGTAATCTCTCAACATTCTTAGTCGTAGGCATAAAGCTTCCATCCAGTGGTTATTATTTTGACTCCCCCGATAATATCCCTCGGATCTGACCGCGGGTAATTCCAATATCCCGGAGCTCTTTGTCTGTGAGGTTTTGTAGCTGCCAATAATGAACACGGGCTTGTTGTGCTCGGGCGATGCTGGTGAATATAGATTTAATGAAGTTCATGTTAGTCTCCTTAGTTGAACTAAGGTAATTATAACATGATTAACAAAGGTTTAGTTCTACCTTTAGTGGCATACCCGCTATGCAGAACCTCACATCTTGTATTTGTAGAAAAGGAAGGCACCGCCTATTGCTAAACCAAAAATAAGGATGACCCCGGCGAAAATAGATATAGCTTCTATGAGCTCTTCTCTTTCCTTCTGTCGCTGCTTCTCAGACGCTTTGCGTGCCTTACGAGCCTGTCCCTGGTATTCAACCCAGCTATCGTATAATCCAGGGCGTCCATATAGCCTCATATGGCTCTCGAGCTGGCGGCGTTGTTCCTTGATCTGATCTAAGGCTAGGAAGCTTTCAAAGTCGGCAGTGTCTTTGCCCATCACCTTCTTAAATATAGACTTCTTATCGCTTTCAGCTTTGTCTTTTAGGCTGTCTTCTGCGCTTAAAAAATCACTGATTGATTTACCGCATTGAGCTAATTCCCGGCCATTTTGCACCGCCGTTTTGATTACCGAAAACGCGGCGTTCGCCATTGCAATTTCTGCAAGCATCACTCCCCCCGAAAGTATGCTAGATTTTATATCCCTTTACTGGAAAGCAGTACGGCTTAGTCACCATTTGCAGTCTATTCGCTGCGTATTTAGCGATACCGAGCATCTCTGCTGCGCATTCTTTTCTAGTAAGGTAAACGGTCTTAGGGTTCATTTGGACATCACATGTCGATACATCCGTTACAGACGCACAGAGAAGTAACACCCCAACAAACATTACTTCTTATTCTTCATGTAGCCGCCCTTGGCTGCACCCATTGTCTTCTTCTTATCAATCTTCATGTAACCGCCCATGTTCATTTTAGGCTTAGCTTTAGACGCTGGGTTAGATGCGCCGCACTTTGCTTTGTTCATTAGTCTCTCCTAGGACACGTAACTATCTGGGAGCCCCATGTTGTGATCAAAGTCTTCAGTCACTCGAGATGCATCATCAAACGTGAACATATCACTGTAGCCAGTAAACGTCTTAGCTTCCTCGTCAGCTTGGCGCTGCGTTATCAAACCTTCTTCAACAAGGTATGTACGAACTTCGGAGAGACTAAGGCGGATACCAGTGTTAGCCTCGATGGCTGCACGGATATAGTATAAGTTGATCATTAGGGCCTATAAGTACATTATCTCAAATTAAGCAATCAAAGTCAATCACTTAACTGATTTTTGGGGATTTACAAAATGGGTAATCCATGATATAATCGAACTTAGTTGTTCGGGCCGGTATATATATAACCACCCTACTAATCCTGTATTCAATCAAGCAGTCTGGCTTAACCGCTAGGCTGCTTTCTTATTTCCTACTACACTCTTTAAGGCAGTCTCTAAGCTCGGAAATATCCAGCTCTCATTGAAACGCTGAGCCTTCAGTGTCTTCTTACCGCCTGCAGGTAGCTCAGAGGTAGCCATAAAATGAACACCTCCAATATCTAACGCTACCAAAGCATGGATATCAGCTGACCGCTGGACATCAGAAACAATGGAGAACCTGTATGAAGGCATGGTACAAGTAGAACTCTGAACGTAAGGAATGTGGCAAGTCTTAACTTCACACGTAAACATCAGACCATCAGATCTCCGGCACCAAAGATCACTGCCAATACCTCTAATGATCTCTGTACCAATACCGTACATTTCCAGGTAATACGCGGCCAATAGTTCACCAATCCGACCGGTCTGTTGGTTAGATATTTTATCTATCGTGTCTTGTGGAGGGAATAAGCTCAATCGAGATCCCCGATATCCAACCCATACATATCCTCTAGCGAAGATGAGCTATCCTCAATCATCCTAGCAGCCTCTCTGGCTAGCTCCGAATACCGATTAAACTCATGGGCCATGTTATACAGAAACTGATAGTCTAAATCCTGCTTACCCTCTACCATCATCTCCTCGAATAGTTCCTCGAAGGGTATGGTTAGTTCTACAGGGTCATTAGCATGAGCCTCTCCAGCGAATAACTGAAGCACCAGCCCATCAGACTCATCAAAGTCTAGATAATGCTCGTATTGAAGGGTAAAACCTACGCTAACTTCGTCCATACCGTACTCACTACTAACAAGTTACCCTAATAGTAACCTAAACTAATACCCTAGTCAACTGAAATGTAACCTAATCCTATGATATCATTACGTATTAACGAATATAGGTGACAGTACAAATACCTCGGCTAGCTTTGGGTCTATACTCGGCCCACTTTACAGTCCGTATTTTCCTAAAATTGGGAGGGTGTTGTATACGATACCGGGGGGAGGGGGGGTGGCACTCGCCGGGGTAAAAGTTTAGCCTGGATCTGCCTTATTCTTATGATTAGCAGGCACCAGGATCCGATCGGCAGCACGGGTAAAAGCTAAGCCTCAGGGAATGAATAATAATCTCTAATAAACCTACTACCTAATTGGTCAAAGCGAAGGGAAATAGCTGCAAAGGATCCACCAGCTGCGCAATTATTTCATATGCGTGACGTAAAAAATAACCAGGCGAGGGGTGCCTTGTTATGTATGCATATGACCTTGCTCGATGTCGCCGGGTAACCGATCGGCCAGGCCCTCAGACAATCCCCAGGGAAAGCCGGGAGAACATCCACCAGGCTAAACCAGGATCCAGGCCAGGCAATCAGGAGCAGGCTAGCCGAACAGCATAGCGCCGGAGCTGTCATCGATGTCAGGTTTCTTGATGATCTGGATAGGATCGCCGGGCAGGCAATAAAAAACCCCGGACGCAATGCCGGGGCCTTAAAGCTTTCCTGGTGAGCTGAGCTATTGAATGGATATGATCAAGCCTCCTGCAATGGTTCGGCGCTTAAAGGCAGGTTAACATCCGCCCAGCGTCTGTAATGTTCTTTCTCGCTCTGCTGTAGTTCCTGGCTGCTAAAGCTTTCCATGCGATCGGACCAGGTTAGTTGATCGAGTAGTTGCTTCTGCGGTTCCTTTAGTGCCACCCAGCCAAAGCTAGCGGCCACCAGGTAACGAGCCTCGGAAGGATCCGGCAAGCCTGGCCGCTCGATGATTGCAATATCTCCCACTGACATCGAAGGCATGCGGGGCTTAGACCAGATCAGATCTTTTTTGATCCCCAGGTTATCCGCGTCAAACACCTGGTCGGCAAACCAATCATATTCCCGATCGCCCGGATGCTCCCCGCTCATCTCCTGGTATCTCTGGTTTCTTTCGATCTGGTATCGAGCCGCGGTGTGATACATCCCGCTATCAGCCAGGAGATAAAGATCGCTTGTGATGATGTGTTTATCTGCATCATCTATGCCGAGATGATTTAAATTCAGATAAGAGGTGCCCCAAATAGTGTTTGACCAGGATCCCTTTTCGTTAACCTCTGCCGATTGCTCGCGTGAAAGCTTTAGCTTCAAAACTGTTATGTTGAATTTCATGATCACACCTCACGATCTGTCGAGCTGGGGGCTTTTAGTTTTTCCAGTAGGGTATCAATGCGAGTGATCATACCCTCGAGCCTGGTATCGATCATATCATCGAAAGCTTTTTCCTTCTGCTTTTCGAGTGCAGGTAAATCTCTGTTCCATTCATTAGTAATCATAAGCTGGTCGCCTTTTCTGTTAAATCCCGGCTAATCCGGTGCCCCATTATTAAAATAAAAAAGGGACTAATTAAAGCCCCTTTCTCACCCTAACAGTTACATCAATTTTTTAGCTGATCGCCCAGGCAATAATAAGCCAGAGCCAGGCACCACCAAACAGGCACAGAGCGCCCAGAAGATCGCCAAGCCAATCCTTCATGCGGCCACCTGGTTAGCCACCAGATCCCACAACTGTCGGTTAACATCGAGGCTCGCTTTCACGTTCCCCATTGGCCGGGACTTCCGGGTGGTGCCGCCTGGATTGCGTTTGGTTACGCTCAAAGTCTTTACACCTCCCCGGATCAATCCCTCCTGGATCTTATTAAACGAGGTCCACAAATTGCGTGGTTGATCCTCTGCCCTGGTCGGATTGATCAGGCCTCGAACTGTCATCGGTGTGGAATATATGCCGTGCTTAAAATTACCCTCGTCATCCAAATGATCCCGGCTAAATTTATCCCAGCGTAATTTTACCGCATTTTCTGCTAACGCTAGCTCTCGGTTCGCTGTGATTGTGGTCGCTTTCATTTGTTTAATCTGGGCTAACATCCAGGGGAAATTTTCCGCGGTTTGTTTGATCATGCCCTCGAAGTTGCTGGCCGTGGCTTTACTGTGCCGGGCCTTAACCTCGAAGCCGGATCCCGCCACGAGACCATTTGAGCAAATGAACCGATAGAAACCTGCGAACATGCGCAGCGCCGATTTACCATCTCCGGAATTATACAGGATAATCTCGGGCGTCCCTTCTTCTGTTTCGAGGTCTGGATTGCTAAGCGCCAAGAGGTGCCGAGCATATAGAGCATCAGAATGCTTTCTGGATTTAACCTGGGCGGCTTGTGTTACCTGGTATCCATGATCGGCCAGGATATCGATCGCTTGCCGGGTTTGGATATGCGCGTAATTTTCGCCTCGCTGCTCGCCTTTAACATTCCATAAGGCAGCTGGTGCGCGTTCCATGATGTCCACCAGGGACAAGGTTGCATTAGATGTATTACGTGAAAAGATAAGATCTTGTGTCATTTTTTTTGGTCGCTTTCTTAGTTGTTTGAGTTTTTTAGAATTTGTAGAAGCCAGGTCCAGCATATGATAAAGCCGATCACCTGGTAGAATTTAGCGAGCATCTATATACACCTCGCTTTCGGTCTCTATCCAAACCTTAGCGCCGCAAGGCAGGGGCTTTTCCGGGGAATAGATCACCCTGCCCTTGCCCTCGAATTCAGCCGTAAATGCCTTTCTGTTTTCCTTGTATGTCTTTACGGTCAGCGGCGGCTTGCTTTCACCTCCCTTCGTGTTGGATCTGATGATGTGTTGGTTAACGTGAATTATGGTTTTCATTCGGGCTTCCCTTCCTCGATGTAACCGATATCTCCGGTGATAAAATCATCGAGGCAGCTCAGGCTGTCCGCCAGTTTTCTGTAGTCGCTAGTCCAAACATCTCCGCAGTCGTGAATGCTCTTGACTACCCGCTCCACAATTGTGAAAAGCTCCCGCAGGCGGCGCTGGTTATCGACATGAAGCTTGGAAAATTCTTTGTTCATTTTGGGGAAGTGTTTACGGCGAAGCTTTTTATATGCTTCGGAATATTCTTCCCCGTCAGGTGTATCCTGTAGCATCTGCTTTTCATCATCAGACAGTAACTGATATAGGTGAATGTGCTTGCTCATGCTGCTACCTCCAAGCTTTCAGGATTATCGACAATAAAATTTGAATTACTGGCCAGGCTGCGCTTGCCGCTGGTGCCTTTTGCCTTCAGCCCGATCACAACCGGGCCAGCCATCACGTTAATGATATCGCTTTTATCGCCATCGATGACGGATCGCCCCAGGTATTCCCCAGGCAGGCCACCCCGGAAAACTACCGCAATCGGGTGACTTGTGTTTAAAGCTCGGTTAACCGATCCCTGGTAAGCTGGCTCGGCACTGTAGGAAAATATCAGCTTGTAATTATCTGGGGTACGTCCCAGGCGCTGCACTCGTTTAGTGTAATCGTAGCCAAACAGGTCGGGAAATTCTTCGAAGATCCCATATTGCTCCCAGGCTATATCGCTGATTGTATTAAGGCGAATTGCTGCCTTGTCTCCGCTTTTTTTGCATCGCCGGATCCAAACAAAAATCTCCTCGAATAACATCTCTAGAAACCTTGCCCGGTCATTATGCCAGAGCTCGGTTTTGTTAGATCGAGCCAGCTGCACAGATTGCATCTTTCCCCGGCCTTCACTTTTTAAGCACAGATCCATGCATCCGGCTGCTTTCGAGCCTGGGCATATCTTATGATCTGGCCATAAGCTTAGGGACGCGATCCGCATGCCAGATTGCTCGGCACTCTTGCGGATCTTTGTGTTCCCGTTGTTCGTTACTAATAACGGCATTGATTGGTCGCCTCCGTTGGTTAAGTTAGCCAGCCACAAATCAGCTGGTAGAAATCAAAATACATAGATCAAAACACTTTGCAACATTAAAAATCACATCAGTAAATCATTTTGAAATTACCTTAATGAAACACAAGCATGCCTTACATACCTTGCGTACAGGCACATTACAGTAGGGATTTATGTGAGTTAACGCGCGGGAATTTTTAACAAAAAAAAAAGGCCCAGCAAATTAATGCCAGGCCTTCAGGGAGGGAGGGACACCACAGGGTGTGGTGTAATATTGATACCTCTATACTTACCCTATTGCAACCTGTAGCTTTGTAAACTAGGTTTACGTATAAGATCACACAGGTAGGAGAAGATTACATGCGACGATATCAAAAGCATGTACGCGAGAAAGCTATAGCCGCCGTCATCTCTCATGAGATATCTCTGCTACAAGCATATAACACACGGCAGAGTAGTAAGCAGCTAAGGTACTTCAACAGCTCGGGAACACGGGAGTCGTTTGCTAAATTAATGGTACACGCGACCTTAACTGACCAAGACTACAGTGTATCAAAAATATCGAAGCTACTGGGTGTTTCCAGAGTTACCGTTATTCAGATGGTTGATGATACAGAGGCTGAGGATTGGATAATTACAAGACCTGGTGCTCGAAAGACCCGGCTTTGTCGAGGTAAACAGATATTGTTAGACATGGCTGAAGATTGGTTTGATATATATAGAAAAACCTCTGAGGAAACAGGTCACCTAACTGCGTTGCGCCTGTTAGATAATTTAGAGAAAGTTATAGACCTAGAAGAAAACAGTAGTAGGTCGAATTCATTGTAAAGCTGCTTGGTATCGAATTGAGACCAATATTACCTTATGTATCTCTCTACATTTTCAAACTGAGGTAGATACTATGAAGATAAAAAAGGACGAAGTAATTAAGCTGGCAGAAATTTTGGGTAACTTTGCTCATAGTATGGATCTATCGGATGCCTTATATACTTTACTGAAAGATAAAAAGACAAAGCTGCACTTAGAGAACTATGATTTGCACTTAGAGATCATATAACAACTCAATCAATATAGACTGAAAAAACCCGGCCTAAGCTGGGTTTTTTTATGCCTAACGCGGAGGTAATTTGTTTAAGGCTATGTGAATACAGCGCCTCCGGCGCTTAGTAGTAAGGCATATATAATAGATTATTTGGGTTTGCTCCGGCTAAAGGCCTCCGCAGGATACATACGATAGTGTAATATGTCTACCCCTAAAATTACATTAGTAGATCACTTTGTGCTTGCTAATACCTATCGGAAGCGTTTACTAAGGTAACAGGGATACATTAGGAGACGGACATGAATATCAAATATGTGAATGAACGCAAACATGCTGACGGTAAAGTTTACTGGGCCTTTAACCCTCCGAAATACCTGCGGGATGCCCTAGGCGTAAGGTACTTTCCCTTCGACACTATAGACGAGGCTAGGAAATACAGTGCTAAAATCGATGATGAATACATAGACTTTAAGCGCCGTAACACACGTGATTTCATAGTCAAGGACACTACAGTCAACGGTGTGTTTGCATATTACCTGGGGCAAGACGAGTTCATAGACACCGCTAAGAACACTAAGACCAGCTTTCGTATGCTTATGAGAAACGTCAGCGAAAGCAGACTAGAAAGCTCGAATGTACGGTTCGGGGACATGCTTGCTAAGAATGTCAGTAATGAACATAGCGTTAAACTGAAGAATACTATCAGAGAGAACTTCAGCCACCATCGTGCGGTACACTGTATGAAGGTTATGCGCCTGATATGGAACGTAGCTAAGCGAGCTAACCGAGTTCAGCATAATCCTTTTGAGAAGATGCGCCTAAAAGCTCCTAAGTCCCGTACTGTGATGTGGGATACAAAGCAGGTTACTCAGTTTGTGTCTGCGTGCGATGAAAACAATATGCCAAACCTGGGTCTGATGGCTTTGATGTGTTACCACCTATGCCAGAGGCCAGGTGATATGCGTCAGGTCACCTTTGATCAGCTATACGGCACAGAGATGCGGTTCAAGCAAGAGAAGACAGGCACTCACGTAGACGTAGATCTAACGCAGCCAATCTTAGATCGTATCGAAGCATGTAACCGTTCTACAGGCACGATTGTCCTTAACGACCTTACTGGACACCCTCACACACGCTGGAGCTACTATAAGCAGGCTAGGAACATTTGCCAGCAAGCTGGTTTACCAGATGAACTACGGATGGCGGACCTACGCCGCACGGGAGCCACTGAGATGGCTGAAAGCGGTGCTTCAGCGGATGAAATACGGGCAGTAACCGGCCACCAAAGCAGGGATGTCTTAAACATCTATGTACGGCCCACACGTGGATTAGCCAAAAATGGAATGAAGAAGAGGTTTGGATGACTAAAGACGTTAACGCAGCCCGTGTTGAATTTGAGAGAGAGATGCAGAGGCTAACAAACAAGCCTGCACAATTAGTGACCGAGCGTTTGATAGACTTGATCCGGGAAGTGCGAGATGAACTTAGAAGGAGAGACAGTAAATGACTAGCTTAACCTGTTACTTAGTACTGAAGCAGCCAGGCTGTGCGTACTGTGAGAAATGTATCGACCTGCTTAGACAGCATAAGATCAACTTCACCACACATAATTTAGATAGCACTACATCTGCTTGGCTCAAGACCCTGGTAAAGATGGCTGGTCTAACAACTGTGCCTCAAGTCTTCGACTATCGAGGTGAACACATTGGTGGCTACGAAGAACTAAAAGCACATCTGGAGGATACCTAATGGATAACCAGATACCGGTAGAGCTGGCTAACTACCTATCAGACATGGGCGTAATCACTGCTACTGATACGGACCCAGAAGAGCCTACGCCAATCCGCACGTTTGAATATAACCTTCCTGAGTTGGATAAAAACGGAGAACCCCCGTTCTAATGAAGTCAATATTTTTACTTATCTGGTTCAACTCAATCCCAGAACAGGGCGTCAGGTATCATCACCTAGGTACATTCGACAATGAAACAATTTGCCAGGCACAACGTCGGATTGCTTCCGTCCTGGTGAATAACAAACAAGAAACAATCGAGTGTATTGGAGTACAGATAAATGATTAAAGCAACTTACATCGATCACATGGGCAGTGACTTAACGGTAGCCAACGCCGCCCGTGTATCCTTTGGTAAGACCAGTGAGATGGAAGACAATCCTTGGGGTCCACCTAAACTCAAGGCAAAGGACGATAAGCTGATCCGATACCTAGCCAAGCACAAGCACATCAGCCCCTTTGGCCATTGCTTTGCATCCTTCCACATCAAGGCTCCCATCTTTGTAGCACGACAGCTAGTCAAGCATAAGTTTCTACGATGGAATGAGATCAGCCGTAGGTATGTCGATGATGAGCCTGAGTTATACACTCCTTACGCATGGCGTGGACGAAGTGCCGACAAGAAGCAAGGCTCTGATGGTGTAGTAAATGTAGGTGATTGGGGTAGCTCAGGTTGGGCAGCACTTAAAGCCTACAAAGATCTGCTTGAGCATGGTGTAGCACCAGAGCAAGCCCGTATGGAACTACCACTGTCCACAATGACCGAATGGTACTGGTCAGGTAGCCTAGATGCCTTTGCTGATATGTGTAACCTGCGCTGCAAGTCTGACACACAGGCAGAGACACGGCAGGTATCACAGCAGATTGATCGTAAGATGATCGAGCTATTCCCTGTATCATGGGATGCACTGACGGAGGATGATGATGCCTAAACTATATGATTTAGAGCCTATGATTATGGATTGCTGGCATGTGTGTGATGACCTGCAGGCTGTGTTCAGACAGATAGGTGACGGTGAGCGTGATCCTACACATGATGAAATGATGAACGCATTGATGGGCCTGCAGCAAGTGTACCAATGGAAGTTTGAGCAGCTGTTCTTTAAGTACGAGCAAGTATTAAAGGGACTAGCGAAGTAAATGTTTACCGTAGAATTTGAGCCTGACGCCAGCCTGGTTACTACCATCGATGAACAGGATATGTTCTTTGAGGTTGAGATGGTGATCTCTGATGATGGCAGTGTTCTTATGACACAGTTTCCAGACAATGGAGACAACCCACAGTTTATCTATATGTCCTATCAACAACTGCTAGATATTACGTGTTCCCTACGTTCAACCGAGGGAGCATATTACCTAGAATCACGTGCGACTAGATGGCGATAATTAAGGTAATAAAAAGTGTAGCTACTAGGGTGACGACAGCAAATGGCATCACAGCATATCAAAGGGCAAAATTATGCAATGATATCAGTCACTTGGTTGCGGGAGTAGGATTTGAACCTACGACCTTCAGGGTAAAAGCCGCTTTTAATTTATCAATCACTTACAACACGTAAGAAATGGAAACCTAATACCTTGTTTAACTACAAAGAACAGCTGGAGATGTTGGATAACATCCGACTGAAAGAGGGTGAAAGTCGCCGTATCGACTGCCCTTTCTGTGGTGGTAATAAGACATTCGGTATTAAGTATTCTGAAGGTGCCCGGGTATGGAATTGCTTTAAGGCAAGTTGTGGTATCCGAGGAGCTAAGAAAGTCGGGTATACCCTAAATGGATTAAAGGATCGTCTCAGTGCTGTAACCAAACCGGAAGAACCTTTTGCAGCACCACTACCTCCCAATCTTTCTCCAGCTAGGAATCACCCGGAAGCCGTACACTACCTAAAGGGTGTTAACTCTCTGCAGGCATATGAGGATGGTCTGATAGATGTAAGGTACAGCCCAGCGCTTCGTAGGGTTATATTCATGTTCCCCTGCGGTACAGCGGGTGTAGGTAGATCTCTCCGCAATGAAAAACCTAAATGGAAGAATTACGGAAACACATCAGACTTACTTCAGATAGGTTCCGGTAAGGTTGCAGTTGTGGTAGAAGATGCGGCATCAGCTGCTAGTGTAAGTAGGTTCTCTTTTTGTTCGGGTTGCGCATTACTTGGGACCAATATAAGCTCTCAACAAAGGTCACAACTGTTACACTTTACAAAGGTGATAGTAGCCTTAGATAAAGACGCGAGTAAGAAAGCAATAAAGCTTAAAAGCAAACTGGAAGGACGAGTAAACACTAAAGTTGTGTTTCTGGAAGATGATTTGAAATGGCTCAACACGGATCAAATACAGACTGTTTTAGGGGAGGACGCCATCTATGAGGGTAGTTGATCCTAATTTCACGACAAAAAGATCCAAGTATACTTGGCTAAACTCTAGACACTTTTCCCATAAGTGCGGTAAATCTGGCCCTAGTAATTTATCAACTACAGGCGGCTTCATGCCCGTCATTTTTTCTATATATTTGTCGCACCCACACCTTGGCCCCCCACCTTTTCCGTGTAGCTGCAAATAATAAACCGTCGAAGCTGACCTAGTACCGACGTTAAACACAAGGAAAAGGGGAAGACCATTGAAAGCAAGAGGGCTCATTTTGGTTGATTATGAATTGCCTGGGGGTTTTAAGGAAGCCGCTGAAGAACAAGCTAGATTAGAAGCCGCAATGAAAGAACTAACGCGCGGCAATCCTAGAGTAGTCTATCAGCAATGTGATATTAAGGAGCGCCGGGGGGATGCTCACCCAGACATAACAAAGCTAAAGATAAGAACGTCTTAGCTAATTAACCACACACAAAACTAAAAAATAAGCCCTTCATTGATTTGAGGGGCTTTATTTTTGTTCTAACTAATGTAATATTACAACCCTAATACATACCATAGGGGTGAGACATGTTGGACACTAACTTTCTAAAAAGTCTGTTATCTTACGACTTTTATGAACAAAACAAAGAAAAACTATCGAAGCAGTTATTTGAAGATGATATTCGAGAATTGTATGAGGTTATTACAGAAGCCCATGAAAAATATCAGCACAACCTATCCTGCGAAGAGCTACTTTCTCTTTGGAAGCTGAACAATCCGGTGGCTACCAAGGCTGACCGTCATAATATGAAAGATCTTGTGGAAGACATCGAAGAAGCTTCTGTGATCAGCCCTGACATTGCAAAAGATAGCATCGAACATCTGTGGAGGCGCAGCGTAGGTAAAAGGTTAGCCTCCTACGGTCTGGAGATTTCAGAAGGTAACGACGATGCCTTTAGACAGGCTTTGGAATTGATTGAGCGTAACAGCGAAGGATACATGCCAGATGATCTTGGTGAGCCTACGACACTCAACATTACAGAAATCTTAGCTGAGGAAGAAGAGGAGGGTCTACTTGAGTTTAACTTGTCTTCTTTACACAGGAAGATACCAGGTATCACCCGCCGTAAGTTCGGGATCATCTTTGCTACTCCTGAAACGGGTAAAACTGCGTTTGTGCTTAGCCTAGCTCTTGGGCCTGGAGGTTATATAGACCAGGGTCACAAGGTTCTAATAATCGGTAACGAAGAAAGCACCAAGGACACTATCAAACGGGCTTACGGTACTGCCCTGGGTTACACAAAGGAAAGAGTAGCCGAGGAACGTGAGCAAGCTGAGCTGATATTCAATGCCAAGATGCAGGGTAGCCTGGTCATATATGATGCTCAAGATTGGGACATCGAGAAAGTAGAGGCGGCACTAGCTAAGCATAAACCTGCAGCGGTGTTTATTGACCAGCTCGATAAGATTAGTGTCAGAGGCTCCTACAACGCCACCCATGAGCGTCTAGGGGAGATATACCGCAGAGCCCGTGAAAGTGCTAAGCGTCATAACTGTGTAATCTGGGGCGTAAGCCAGGCTTCTAACGATGCTACAGGTAAGACCCGTGTTACCTACGACATGATGGCAGGGAGTAAGATCTCTAAAGCGGCTGAAGCTGATATCATTATCGGTCTCGGCAAGCACTCAGGCTCTAGTGATGATGCAGAGGAAGATCCTACACGTTTCATCACAGTATCTAAGAACAAGATTAACGGATGGCACAACACGATCATCTGCAATCTACACGGCGAGGTATCTCGCTATGTCGAATAGGGTGTTTGTGGGAGACCTAGAGGTAAAAGTATCAATCATTGAAGGTGACATCGATAACAGTCCAAAGAACCCAGACAACTATGCTGTGTCAGCTCATTGGGTGATTATAGAGGATGGAGTTATATCCCCTATCAATCACCTGGTGTGGAACCACAATGATGTGCCAAAAGCAGATGGCCGAAAACCTTTACAAGACGCATTGGACAGCTGCACTAAGGCTGTATTTCACAATGCCAAATTCGATGCCTCTTGGCTTATCGATATGGAATTTGATCTACCTCCTGTTGAATGCACTATGGTTCGGGAGTTTATGTTTGCCCAGGCAAGGCCGTGGTTATTGTCGCTCAAAGCTACAGCTGAGCGAAGAGACGTAACTCGTAAGAAATCTGATTTGGTAGACGAGATGTTCAAGAGCGGCACTGGCTTCGAGGCTATGCCCATTGATACAGTCTTAGAGTACGCAGAAGCTGATGTGATTAGCTGTGCTGAAATATACCTACAGCAAGAAGAAGATCTTAACTCACCGGAATATGAGGACATGAAGCCGTGCTTCGAGTTAGGGCGGCTTAACCTAGAGTTTCTCACACATATGGAGAACAATGGCTGCAAGATTGATCTAGATGTTCTGGAGGACGTAGAGCGGGAATTTATCGCTGAGCAAGAGGAAATAGGTAGATACCTCAAGGCTACCAACGAGAAACTTATGGGAGACACCCCTATAAATTTGAATTCGGGTATCTGTATGAACAAGGTTTTCTACGGTCGAGTGGTTACTGATAGGGACTTACATCGCCGGATCTTTAACATAGGGGTAGGGCCAAACGGAAAACCACTTCCTCCAGCTAGGATGCCAAAGAAAACCCAGTTCAATACCGCTGTGCGTACTACTACTGTCTTGGTCGATAAGACACATATACAGTGCTGTGGTGCATGTGACGGTAGTGGTAACATCCAGAAGTACAAAACGAAGTACCGGACTAAGAATAAGGTACAGTACAGAGTACAAGGTGAGCCCTATAAGAACTTATCCCCCTGCCCGGAGTGCAAAGGCCTAGGTGTGTTCTACGTACCAACTGGAGAGAGAGCAGGATTAAAGCTTGTACCAGAGGGGCCTAGAGATGCCTCTATTCACGGCTTCAAGACCGACAAGGTTACCCTGAAACGCTTGATTGTCCAGGCACAGGCAAAGAAGAACGATGTAGCCGTAGAATACATTACAAAATTCATGCGCTACAACGCTATCAGTACCTATCTGTCTTCTTTTGTCGGGGCGATACGTAAGTGGACTCGATTTGATGGCCTGCTACACCCTAACTTCAACCAAACTATAGCCAGGACAGGTCGTTTAAGCTCTAGCAAGCCAAATTTCCAAAATTTACCCAAAGGATCTAAGTTCCCGGTACGTAAGTGCATAATCAGTAGGTTTGAAGGCGGAAAAATTTGCGAGATCGACTACTCGGGAGTTGAATTTCGCGTTGCGGGAGAGTTGAGCAAAGATAGCCAGATTATAGAAGACATTCTCACAGGGAAGGACGTACATAAACAAACTGCGGCTATCATAAACCAATGTGAGGTATCTTCTGTTACAAAAGATATGCGCCAAGCCGCGAAATCTTATACATTTTCTCCTTTATATGGCGGAATGGGTATGACTGAGCCTGAGCATATACAAGCATACTTTCAAGCCTATTTTGGGCTCTACAAAGGCCTAGCCACTTGGCACAAACGTCTGATGGACGGTGTACTGCAGGATGGCCTAGTTCGCATACCGTCTGGCAAGCGGTATATGTTCGAGGATGCTAGGAGATTAGGCAACGGGCGTATCACCAATGCCACTGCAGTCGTAAATTACCCTGTACAAGGCTTTGCCGGGATAATTATGCAGCTGGCCTGTGTTCGTGCTTTGAGAGCTTTTAAGCAGCGCAACCTAAAATCAAAGATCATACTCACTGTGCACGATAGCTTGGTAGCAGACGTTTTTCCTGGGGAAATCAGCCAGGTCAAGGAGGCAATGGTGTGGGCGCTGTCTGGTGTACAGGAGGAGATCAAGGAGCGCTTCAATTATGACTTTGTTTTGCCGCTCGATGTCGAGATGGAAATTGGAAAAAACTGGATGGAAATGGAAGAAACTGAATTGACTTAGTGTATGTACTAGGGTAACTACGTAACCCTAACATATGAGGAGTTAATAGGTCCATGAACGATCTAGCAGTAGTAGACCCACACGAAGAGCAACGCCTAAAAGAAATGATGGGCGTTGTTCCAGAGGCACAGTCTAATGACCGTGTTCCATTGGTTAAGATAAACCTCGATGACGAGGACGAGGCAGGCAATCAGTTACCTCGAGGTACAATGTATCTCCGGGATCATTCTGAGATAGCGTATGCTAAAAACATCAAGATCCGCGTACTCGGTCAACACTATCAGTATATTGAGTATGACCCAGAGCTGAATAAGACAGTTTGTAAAACCTATCTTAACAAAAGCTTCCGCCAAGAGTTTTTAGACACTCGCGGTACATCTAAGTGTGGAATGACTAAGCCTAAGAGTAAGATGGAGCAGTACGAAAAGGAGCGGTTTAAGAACGTAACCTGCTTCCGCCAACTGCGGGTCCTTACATCCTATGAAGGGGTAGATGCATTAGGCAAAACCGTTAAAATTGATAACCAGCCTGCTATCATGCTTCTTAAAGGTTCTAACTTTATGCCTTTTGAAGACGAGGTGGTTAAGAAACTTCCTAACGGAGCATCCGTATGGGACTTCTGGATCAACGTCACGCTTGAGCGTAAGAAGAATGGTTCTGTGACGTACTATGTCATGCATTACGATTTTGATACGTCTTCAGTAGCTCCCTTTGATATTAAGACAGCTGAGACGGTACGCACCTTTGCTGACATGGTAGAATCAGAAAACTCTAAGATCTTGTCAGCACACAAGACTGCCATCTCTGAAAGATCTGCGGGAGAATACACTGTTGCAAAGCATGACAACCTAGAAGCCGACTTTGAGTAGGTCGGTTATGGAATTGTCCGTAATAGAAGCCGAGCTCAAAAGCTTACTGGATAACATATCCAACGGTAAGCCTGTGAGCTTCACAGATCAGATGATCGAAGGGCTAGGTGAACAGGTTAAACAATCTGTACGCAAACAGCTTACACCGAGAGATCCAGAGTTTCGGGTCCGGGCTTCTAATGTTGGTAGAAATCTCTGTGTATTACAGAAACAGAAGGAAGGCGCTGAAGCTGAGCCAATGCCTTACAACCATGTTGTACGGATGCTCATTGGAGACTGCGTAGAGGCTATTGTACGGCTGCTTTTGGATATGACGAGCGTCCAGGTAACCAGTGATGGAGACAAGGTAGAACTAGACGTTTCTGGTGTGTCTATAAAAGGCGAGTCTGACATAGACATCGATGGCAAAGTCTATGACATCAAGAGCTGCAGTCCGTTTGCCTTTAAGAACAAATGGTCGTTAGGCTACGCAGGCTTAAAGGAAGACGATAGCTTTGGATATGTTGGACAAATGTATCTGTATGCAGATGCTCAGAAGAAAGAGCCGGGAGGATGGATCGTTGTCGATAAATCATCTGGTGAAATCTCTGTGGTTGAAGTTGAGGATAACCCAGCTGAGGCAGAAGATGTAAGGCAAGACCGTAAGTACAAGGTGGAGGCTATCGATACCGATCAGCCCTTCCGCCGAGGTTTTGAGCTTCAGGACGAATACTTTCGTCGCAAGGCTACCGGAGACAAGGTTCTACATAAGAACTGCGGCTTCTGTAACTTTAAGAAGTCTTGCTGGCCTACAGTCACACGCCGCCCATCTAAGATGTCTAATCCAGAGGCTAAGAGCCCAACCTTTAAGTGGTTCGTAGACTAGGATGCCTATCAAAACTTCCAGCGCGAAGAACAAAGGACGCAAGCTCCAGCAGTGGACCCGGGATCGGATCTTGGAGCTTGTTCCTACACTCGAACCTGACGATGTGAAGAGTACAAGTATGGGAGCTGGAGGAGAAGATGTGCAGCTCAGCCCAGCGGCCCGTAAGAGTGTTCCACTCACGATAGAATGTAAGGCCCGTAAGGGTATTGCTGTCTATGGCTTCTATGACCAGGCGATTGAGAATGCGCCTGCCGGAATGGAGCCCGTTGTTATCCTTAAAGCAGACAGAAAAAAGCCCTTGGCCCTGGTCGATGCTGAATTCTTACTAAAGAAAGTTACAGGCAAATGAAAGAAGACGAAATTGACGAAGACACCATGATTGTGAAGTTTTACTGCGATCACGATGGTGGGCTCAAGATATCTACAGGATATAATTTTAACGAAGATATGCCGGACGATACGCGAGGTGCAAACCTGACGCTATTGCATGGCTTGATGGCAGCTCTGGATGTGGAGCCGGAGATTTTCCTACGAGCTTCTATGTATGCAGAATTCGGTGCGGATGTAGAAAGGCAAATGTCCGAAAGATCTGTAAGTAACTCTGATAAACCCAATCTTTCCGTTGTAGATTTTAAGGGGCGTATACAATGAGCGCCGCTGTTAATATTTCTGCGTCAGATAGGATAAAAATTTCATCTGATGGCCTGTCTACATCGTATTACAAGATACCTTCCCACGCCACTGAACTACGCCATCTGATTAGTCATAAGGCAATGTCTAAGAGCCGTGGAGATATCTTTAAGGCATGTTATCGCTTGGGTGAGAAAGACGGGACTGACACCCTGTACGATCTCAACAAGATGAAGTTTTTCATAGAAGATCTAATTGAAATGCATAAACGGGGGGAACACCTATGACCCCTGGTTATGAGTATTTTGATGAAGGATCTGAAGCTTTACGAGATCCTAATACGTACCTTGGAAAAAGCCCTTTGGACATGGTTCGGCATTTCTCCAGAACATATCAACAGTCAATGGGACATCCCTGGTCGAAGGGTAGTCTGAAAGATTGTCTGCGTACCGTGTTGATTAAAGAAGAGTATGCAGAGGTTCTTGAAGCCACAGAAGCTGATGAAATCCTTAAGGAATTAGCAGATCTAGTTTACGTTGTGTACGGATTTGCAGCCACGTTTGGCTGGGACTTGGACGAGGCTGTGCGCCGAGTTCACGCATCTAACATGTCTAAATTAGGGGATGATGGACAACCAATATATCGCGAAGACGGGAAGGTTTTAAAGGGGCCAAATTACGAACCACCTAACCTAGAGGACTTAGTAGCATGAAGAGTATTGAACAAGAAATCATCCGTTGGTTTGAAGCTGAAGATGGGGTCTGGATAGTGGACACTGCTAAGACAGTCGAAGCCTTACTCCTGAAGAAAGCCGTACAACGCATCGAAGAGCTGAAAGAAGATCTTGAGGATGCCCAGGCTCTGGCTGACGATTGGGATGATCATTTTGACGAGGCCGTAAAGGACGCACTCTCAGATTATACCGAGCACCGAGATCATTTTGCGGATGCATATCACACAACACTTACACACGTATTGAAAATGCAGGCTGCGTCAGAGGCCTTCACAAAACAGTGCATGAATTTCTTAGATGAGGAAGGCAGCGATGAATAATAAACGACAGTTCTCTACACGGGCTAATATGGTCACTAGGCGGACGTACAACCGCCCACTGAATGACGAGGGAACGGTATTTGAAACTTGGGAACAGACAGTTTCTCGGGTAATTGATCACCAGGAGTGGCTGTGGGAACGTGCTAAAGGTGAAAAGCTTGACATCGAGGAACTAGCGGAGCTTCAGGAGCTCTGGGAATTGATGGTAGACCGTAAGGCAACAACCTCAGGCCGCACACTATGGCTTGGTGGTACAGACGTTGCTAAGACACGTGAAGCTTCTCAGTTCAACTGCAGCTTTGGTAAATCTGAAACCGTGCACGACATTGTGGATCAGTTCTGGCTGCTATTACAGGGATGCGGAGTTGGCTTCGAGCCTGTGCGCGGTACGCTTAATGGTTTTGCTAAGCCTCTAGAGGTTGAGTTGATACGATCCACTCGCACAGATAAGGGATTTCCAGATAACCAAGAGCGTACATTCGTTAATGACGAGGGCGAGAAGGTTACACACATTAAGGTTGGAGATAGTGCGGAAGCCTGGGCTAAATCCATCGGTAAGATCTTAGCATTGAAGTCACCTATTGATCGTCTGGTTCTAGACTTTACAGAAATACGGCCAGCGGGTGAGCGCTTGAAAGGGTATGGTTGGATTTCATCTGGTGATGAAACTATCTCCAAGGCCTTCTCGAAGATCTGTGATCTTATGAATAAACGTGCGGGTCAGCTGCTATCTCGTATCGACGTTCTAGACCTACTAAACTTGCTAGGTACAACACTGTCTTCCCGACGATCCGCTGAGATAGCGCTCATGCCTATCGATGATCCTGAGGTGGATGAATTTATATCCGCTAAGAAAGACTTCTGGCTGCACGGCAACGATCACCGACAACAGTCTAATAACAGTATCATGTTTCACAGTAAGCCCACCAAGTGGGAGTTAAGTTACATCTTTGACCGTATGGTCGAGGCGGGTGGTTCTGAGCCAGGATTTGTTAACGCAGAAGCGGCAAAACGCCGTGCTCCCTGGTTCAAAGGTTGCAACCCATGCGCGGAAATATTGTTAGGAAACAAGAGCTTCTGTAACCTAGTCGAAATTGACCTTGGTAAATTCTTAGGGGACACTGAAGAACTTGAACGTGCAATCTGGATTGTTAGTCGGGCAAACTACCGTCAGACATGTGTGGATCTAGACGATGGTGTTCTGCAGAGATCCTGGCACGAACTTAATCAGTTTCTACGTCTCTGCGGCGTAGGCCTTACTGGTATCGTTAAGTTCCTAGACTACTATGGGGATGATTCCGCAGAATTCCTTAAATCTCTCCGTATGTGGGCACGTAGAGGTGCATTCCATATGGCAGACAGTCTCTCTCTACCACGACCCAAAGCTGTAACCACAATTAAACCAAGTGGAAGCCTAAGCAAAATTATGGATACTACTGAGGGGGTGCACCGACCGCTAGGTAAATACCTGTTTAACAACATCACTTTCTCAAAGCATGATCCTCTTGTACCTATGCTGCGCGAGGCAAAGTATAAAGTGATTAAGAAGCCATCTGAGTCTGACAGCGTTCTAGTTACCTTTCCGGTAGCCTATGAGGACGTAAAGTTCACAGAGATTGATGGTAAGTTCGTCAATAGCGAGACTGCGGTAGAACAGCTGAACCGCTATAAGTTGATGATGGAAAACTATGTTGATCACAATTGCTCGGTTACAATCTCTTACGATGTCGGGGAAGTACCTCTGATAATCGAATGGATCTTAGAAAACTGGGATACATATGTAGGCGTATCATTCATCTATCGGACCGATGCAACAAAGACTGCAGCTGATTTAGGCTACGCATATCTGCCCCAGGAAGTTGTTACCGAGGAGATATACTCTGAGTATGCTGGATCCTTGCTTCCCGTAGATCTTGATGCTGGTAACAGTCTCCTCGAACTAGAAGATGCAGACTGTGCTACAGGTGCCTGTCCAATCAGATAAACTAATAATTATTATACATAAAATAAGAAAAGGGCTACCGAATGGTGGCCCTTTTTGGTATAATAAACTTAGTGCAATACCGCCATTTCCTTAACTTATGAGTAGCTATGAGCAAAAATGCCCGGCGATACACCCGCCGCAAGAAACGTGAAGACGGTATCATTCCCACACCCAAGACCCTTAAGACAATTGAGCTTTGCCCAAAGACATACAATCAAAGGTTATACTCAAAAGCCCTGCAGGAGGATCCTCTCGTATTTGTGGTTGGATGCGCAGGTACAGGTAAGACGTATATGGCTGCTACAATGGCAGCAAAATTGTACTACGAGGGTGCGATAGATAAGATCGTGATTACCCGACCCAATGTAGCTGCAGGCGGTAAAGATATTGGCTATTTCAAGGGTGATATGCATGAGAAAATGGTACCCTGGGTAAGCCCCTTAATAGACGTTTTTAAGAAACACCTTGGTAAGGTAAAGGTAGAGGCCATGCTGGCTGACCAGGCAATCTCAGTTGAGCCGTTTAGTGTTATGCGCGGCAAGAGCTTCGAGGATGCTTTCATTATCTTAGACGAGGCTCAGAACACATCATATCCCGAGCTAAAGATGTTCCTCAGTAGGCTAGGAGAAGGCACACGGGCAGTTGTAAACGGTGATATGGCTCAGTCAGATCTACACGACAAGTCCGGGCTTAAGCAGATAATCCATATCATAAAATCTCAAATGCTACCATTTCCCATCGTAGAAATGACCACGGATGATATCGTCCGATCAGACATATGTGCGACCTGGATCAAAGCGTTTATAGAACACGAAAGGAAGTAGTATGGAGTACTGGTTGGCTGCTATAGTCTACATGATAGGTTGCTTGTTCATGGTGATGAATTTTGCTCCCACAGAAGATGCAAGCGGAAAAGATTACATCCTTCTTGTATTCCTCTGGCCCCTACTAACCATCTGGAATGTCCTGTCAGATTTGTTAGGATTTACGCACGAAGAAGACTAAAAAACCCCAGCCATCTATTGACGGCCAGGGCTCTGATTAGTATATAGATTGGGCAAAGACAGCTTGGTCGCCATCTTTGTTAAGTTGAGTTAAACCCTTCTGCTTCGTGCGGGAGGGTTTTTTACTTAAAGGCTTCCTCTGTCTGTTGTTCAGGGGTCAAATAGTTCAGTATTGAATCGGCAGCATCATCTATTGGTGTAAGAAAACTTTCCATCTGATCCATACCTGCATCGACAAGTTCTGGCCGATCTTCCTCATCCACTGCGGCAGTTGTCTTGAGGCCTGCTCCCATTACAAACCTGGATAGCATGTCTTTTGTAGCTGCGTCTGTGGGCTTTTGGTTGTACCGTTTAGCAAGCTCTACAAACTTGTCTGGGTTTGAAAGTATTTCATCGTAGATCTGCATAGCTTTTTGCTCAGGGTCTAGCTTCTGGAATACTGCTCCTGACAACGCCCGTGCTCGAGTACCGGCTCTACTAAGAGGGCCGATCAAGGTAAAGATTAGACGATTAGTGGCTGTGGTAGCTTCTTGTAAGAAGGCAGTGGGTGATAGACCTATGCTTGTACGTGCGTTTTTGTTAGCCTGCACAAACCCAGCAACCTCTGAGTAGGCTTCAATTGCTTCCGCAACCTCAGGCTTATCAGCAAATACTTCTCGACCAACTTGCAGTAAGCTATCAAAGCCTTGCTGGGCCTTAGCCATAGGAACCTCTTTGATAGGAGTTGTTCCACCAAGCTCTGCCCGGAAATCAGAAGTCTTGAGCTTAAAATGCCGTAGATAGGCAACCTCTAAGCCCTTCTTAATAATGGCACGGCGTTCTGGAGGTAAAGAGGCCATAGATAGATTTATATTTTCAATACTCGCTAATACTTCGTCTTTATTAAACAGCTTAGAAAACGCGGCCTGTGGATTTGTTGTCGCCAAGAATTCATCGTTACCTAACTCAGTACGAAGAAATCCCATGAGCTCTGTCTCTGCAATATCTTCCTTAGCAGATTTAACGGCACCATCTAGGCGCTCCATAACACCATCTAGGTTACCACGTGATCTTGCAGCCTCTTCAATCTGTGACACAAATGTAGTGATCTGTGCCGCCTTCTCTGGAAACAGTTCGTTTAGCTGGTCGGCATACCTCTGAAGGTCTGTGGACATCCCTGTAAGTTTTGCGCCGTCTAGTCCGTTAATCCTGATATCTGAGGCATACTTATCCAGCACATCAAGTACCATGTAGTCTGCCATAGCGTTAGGATCTGATGCTACCTTTAGGGCCTGCATCATCTGATCGGCAGAGGCTACATTTCCCCCAGATAGTATGCCCTTAGATAGGTTCTCTACTCCCTGGTTATAGCCGCTTGCATCAAACTCAGGTCCAGTAACTCCGGCTGTAAGGTCTGTACTGTCTGTACGTCCAACAGTTCGGTTGTAGAGATCTGCATAGTCAGCCATCACACCTTCGCCACTGAAGATAGGTGCAAATGTATCCTTGTAGAAGGACTTAGCTGCCCGTGCAGCCTCAGCCAAATCAGGGTCACTGTTCTCAACAAAAGTAACCATGTCTTCATCAATGAAACGTACAAGATCACGTACAACTTTACCGGCACCGCCCTGGTTAGAAGAGTACAGATCGGAAGCTAATGCGCTGAGTTCGGGTCTAATCGTGGTATAGATATACCCGAAGTCTGCATTCTGGCCGGTTAGAGCATCTCTGAATAACGCAAGCCGCTCCTCGTCTGTAGGTGGACGCATAATTTCTTTGCCGGTATCTGGATCGACATCAGGCACATTCTTTGTGTTAATGATATCCAGCATATTTTTAATCGGGCTAGATCTGCGCACCTGGCTCAAAGCAGCTGACAGCTGATCGTCATTCAGATCGAATAACTTTTCAAACAAGGCATCAGGATCAATCTCCCCACCCTTGATCTCATTATACAGCGTGTTCTTCTGGTTAGAGAGATCCTCGTAACCTAGCCGTACACCTTCCATAATTTCATTGAGCTTACCACTCTTTGCTTCCGCTATGTCAGTACCTGTAACGGTCTCTAATTGCTTTAGCCGCCCAGCAAACTCTAGATCATCTGAAATACCTGAACCAATACTCTCTAGAGCCTGGTTGTAGTCTGCATCAAATTTTGCAGCTGGTGCCGTAGCTTCATTAAGATACTGATTAGCCTGGCCAGCAAAGTCATCTGCAGCACCTTGCATAGCGGCGGTTTGAGCTTCAGGATTTGGGGCATCGATTGAATCTAAATACGACTGTATTTCTGCATCCATGCGAGCTTTAGGTGCATCCAGTTTGGCTGTGAAGCCTGGCATCGCCTTGGTGTTCATACCAGCGATAACCTTACGAGCCTCTGCAGCCATCTGGGGATCCTCAATACCCCGTATAAGTGCGTTGAGGGTATCAAGCTTAATCGGCATCTCTTCCTGGTTAGCGGCTAGCCGGGATATGAATACTTCTTGATTAGCATTTATAGTTTCTGCCATAGACTGAATGATCTGAAACCGCTCTTCCTCGGTAGTTGCCTCCGTAATGCCAGCTAAGCGGTTGGCTATATCATCAAATATAACCCTTTCTTTATTACTTTTCGGACCTATCACCCCCATTACAGGTCGTACCAACATGTCGTATACCAAGCCTGCAGTGTCTGCAGCTGTACGAAGGGCTCCTGCAGCAAGACTAGATACACCAATACCCTCAATCAGGGCATTTACTCGCTGCTCTACAATCTGGTCAGATTTAGAATCGCCAAGATCTAGTCCATCAAATAAGGGTATGGCTGCATCTTCGCCTAAAACAACATTTCCTTCCTCTGTCCCAATCGTAGCTACCGCCGCAGTTTCCCCGGCAAGCACACGGCCAGCATTTTTTACAAACTGAGGTACATATTTTGTAAGTGCTGATAAAGCAGGGCCAATTTTGCTAAGGCCTTTATCCCCGAGAATAGCAGCTGCAATGGCAGGACCGCCATCCGCAACCATACTGTCTACAAAGCTATCTTCTGTATCAACTTGAGGGCTGTTTAAAGCAATCTCTTCAGCTCGCTCGTCATTACCCATAACGGCAGCACCTAGCTCCTGTAAGTCTCCAGCACTTTCCCGAGCTCCCATGAGAAGTAATCTATCTGCATCTACACCAGCTTCTGGGTTAGTGAAGGTTTCGTAGGCGTCACCGAGAGAGACATTCTCAGAGAACGGTGCCGCGATAGCCTGGCCTGCCGCTGTAAGCGTAGCCTTCCACATTTTTGGAGAAGGCCGCGGAACATCTTCTACCTGGCCTGTGATTGTATCTGTATATCTCAGGTTTCCAGTTAAGGTTTTCTCAGCATTAGGGAGGCCTGCTATACGATCATACTCATCCATAGCTTCCCGGAAAGACATACCTTGCCAGTATTGTGAGCCAAGCTCATCTGCAAGTTTATCAATCGGCTTAGGTTCCGGTAGCTCAACAGGAGCACCCCCGGCACTATACTGATCGTTTAAGGGGTCATTTTTGTCGGCAGAAAGGAGATCTTCGAGTGCCTGAAACTTATCGTCAGCCATTATAGTTTACCTCCGTTGTCTTTGAAGAACTTACGAAGTTCGTCTTCTGTAAAGTTGTCGTAAAAAGTACCTTGTGAAGGGTCTGCCATAGGCTTAGTTTTCAGGAATTCTACGAACTGGCCAAAGGTGATGTTTGGTATGTCTGAAAAATCAATTGAAGACGCCGTAGCTCCAGCTGATTTGTAAGCATACTCGGTCTCATTTGCCAGCGCATCTTTCAAAGACACCTGTGTGTCGTAATCCAAGACGTTTGGTAGATAATCCGTAAAATTCATACCGATTGGGGTTGTAGACATAGTTCCTTTAAGCTCTTCAGAAGCGATGAAGCTGTTAAACTTGGTGGACCGTGTCTGCTCGGTGCGAGTAACAATTTCCTGCATCGAAGTATTGAGTAGCCCCACGACCTTTCTCGGATCTGTAATTCCTTTACCAATATTCTCCAAGTTCATCATCAACTCGCGGTCAGACAAAGCCTGCCCCGACGATCCTGCAAACGCCGCCATTGCGTAGGCAGCTCTGAGCTGTGCTCTAGCAATCTTCTTATCTTCTGCAGATAGATCCCGGATAGTGCTCATGACACTATTCTCAAAAGTAGAGTAGCCATACTCACCACTAACAACGCCTTCAAAGGCACTCTTAATAGAGTTAGCCTCCGCTACAAGCTTACCTGCAACGCTGAGATATGGGTTAAGTCCCTGAGGCGCGGTGATAACCAAGGTACGATAGTCAGACAGTGCTTGGACAGCTCCTACACCCTGATCAACATCTGTAGCAATTTTCTGTGCCGCGTTGTTGTAGTTACGCACAAAGGTCTCATAACCATCGGCAGGTAAAACTCGGCCCGTAGAAATATCTACTTCGTTGTTTGCTGCATCGTAGTATTTACCGTCTCTTGGATAAACCATCTGCCCTGCCGCACCTATAGATCCGGTAGGAGTGAATGAGGCGAACATTAAGGGATCACCGTCTTTCTCGGCGTTCTTACGGTTAATATCTACCAAGGTATTCATGGTATTGGTTACTTCAGCGCTACGGCTAGTGTGCTCTGCCAACGTGATGGTTTCTTCAGCCAACTGAGTGTTTAGGTTACCCTGGAGTGATGCCAGTTTACCGAAGCTATCAGCCTCAAGTAGCATAGAGGCAAACCCATCTACTGGATCTACTTCAGCTTTCTTAACAAAATCGAGCTCTGCCTTTAGGGGAGCTAACTCTTCAGCACTGTAGCCTTTTTGCTCCAGCATCCTAATGCTTTGCGCCAAGGTTTTTGAGTCCTGGCCTGCGTAATCTTCGAGCTTAATATATGGGTTGTTGTCATACGAGATCAGAGGGCCGTCTGGAGCAGCTTCTACCGTATTATCTAGAGGTGAGCCGGGCGGGGCTACTGGAACGTCCTCAGCGCCCTCTACAGGCCCCTCAGATGCATTCAGACCCTCACCACTAGAAGGCTCCTCGGTGATAGCTGCCATCTGAGCATCAGTATCTGATAAGCTTAGTTCAGACTGTACGCTTACAGGATTAGGCTCCACCGCGGGAACACCTACAGACAACGCATCAGGTGCTACTGATAGTTCTGAAGTATCATCAGTAGCGTCTACTTCCACTCCTATGTTGTTGGGGTCGGTTACAGGAGGGGGAGGTGGATTACCTCCTGGGCTTTCTAATCTAAATCTTCCTGATTTTACGCCTTCTAGAAATTTTTCAGTTCCGTATAATTCAAAACCCGAAGTAATCTCAGATCTTACCGCAGGAGTATCTGCTAGGCCTCTAACCCTAATAAATGCGTCTACTTTCCTACGCATTTTTGCATCTGCTTTTTTCTGTGCTTTAGATTCCGCAATGCCGCTTAGCTTCAGGGCGTTATTCTGTCTAACGTCTAGAAGATCAAGTTGGCGCTGGTGTGCCATATCATCTCGTTCAAGCTGCCTTTGATATGTATCATCGCGTAAACTTTTAGCCTCGTCACGCGCCTCTTGGGCAAGCCTGTCTTCTTTTCTAGCGGCCATAAAGCCTGCTCGTCGCATACCCATTATACTAGATCCTCATCTTCTGAAATTTCTGAGCCTAGCATTTCTAGTTGCTGCTCTTGCGAGGCGGCGTCATCTGACAGGGTCATTAGGCCTTCCGTATCTGGTTCATCCTGTTCAACGGCGTCCAGTTCGTCCTCGTCCACTTCGTTAGGATCAACCCTGCCGCCCATAGCCCGTAACAGTTCGGAGGTGACCAGGCGTGGCTTTTGGCTCCAGCCCCTATCGTACTCAATCTCAGCTTTGTCAGCGATAACCTCGACCATACGTGCCATAGGGCCTGCGGCTAGTATGCCCATGTCTATAGACATACGACCGCTAGCCACTCCAATACGGATTAGGCCTGTTACGACATCCAGGATAGTCTCGTTAGTCTCAAGCAAAGCAATAACAAGCGCAGTCTTTTCAGGCTTATTAAGGTTTTTAACCATAGACCCTACGACTTCATCTAAGCTGTTGTGAGTTGGGGGTCGGTGCCAGGGATAATTCTTAGTGTCAGAAGTGAAGTTTTCACCAGGGATAGGATCATCGAATTTTTTTCGGTTATTCTTGCTCAGCATCAGTTTCCCCTACTTCAAGATCTTGTTCTGCCAACATGTCAAAGAATTCCATCGTGTAGATAAAAGGCTTTCCAGAGGCCTCTATTGTCTGCATGGGTAGCTCACCATTGTAGTAAGACCGTATAGACTTAGTGATAATTTTTTTAAGTTTCATGGTAGATCCTATGCTTACGATTAGGCAAACGCATCCCAGATATCGCTATCCAGGACATCATCAACCATCTTAAATAGTTCGTAATCTGCCCCGCCCTGGGCTATAGCTTCGTCGTTATTGATCTTACGCATTTCGGTCTCATACGTTTTGTCGATCTGATATAAGTCAACAAGCCGCTTCAGCTCAGTCTCAGAGCTCTTCCAAATGCTATCAAAGTATGCGTCTTCTCGATCCCAAGTCTGGTTAAGGCTTTCGGATTTAAGTGAGAACATATTTTCTGCGTCCAGGCGTGCCGCATCCCACTCTACATCATACTCAGCTAGCGTAACTTTTTGCCGCCAATCCGCATTGCTTAAATCTATGTTATACTGAAGGTCCGTGTAGAATTTTTCTCGGTTAAGATCTCGATCAGCCTGAAGCTGCCTACCTGTGTTGGTTTCACCTGTGTTAAAGCGGTTCATTTCGTTCACAGAGTCGGCCCGGTGTTTATCGGCCTGGTACTTTAGTTCATCATAAAATTTCTTAAAATCATTGGCTGCATCCGCGGAAAAGAACCGCTCAGCGTTTATAGATTTAGCGTCTTCAAAGATGCCATCTACACGGGTCTGAGTATTAAGTATCTCCGCCTGTTGCCGGTTATCTAAGTTAGACAAATCCATCTGAAGAAACGACTTGGCGTTCTGTACAGCCGCTGCCATTCTAGCATCCAGGTTAGCAAGCTCCATATTTGAAAGAACAGATGCCTTCTGAATAACTGACTCTTGTTCGTTGCTTAGATTTTCCAAGGAAAGTGTCTGGAAGAATTGGGCTTCCTTTTCGGCAATACCTAATGTGCTCTCCATCAAAGCGTTAGACAGTGTGGCAATGGCGGCTGTACCTGTCATGCCTTTAAACGAGATAGTTCTGCTTACATTTCGTGCAGTAGATTGTGCCCATGCAGGAATGCGGGGATTACCCTGGCTATCGGTGAATTCTTCCGAGATGATCTTTAGCTGGCCTTTGATGGTAGCGTTACTGTTCACATAGTTGTTTTTACCTAGACTATCCGCTAGCAGCTTACCCTGCACCGTACTTGTATCAATGATACGGGAAGTATCCACGCTAGCAAAATTATCCAGGGCCTTACCAACCGCGTTTAAGCCTGTGGCAGTCTCTTCAATGTTGATAGTGTTAGCGGCGGCATCTACAGTAGAATTACTGGTAATCTCGCCCGTCTGTGCATTTGCCTTATAGGCCTCTCCAGTAAGCGTATTGTCTACCGTCTGTACGTTGTACCCCTCCGCACTCTGGGCGGCAATGTTATCAGTAGTAGCTGTAGATCCTACTGTCTCAATAGGCACAGGAGCCTGCCCAGACATCTGATAGTCCGCTTTGTCTATAGAAGTACCGGCAGCATTAGGATCAATGTCGGGTACACGATCCCCCATATACGTATCTGAGAAATAGGAAGACGGGTTTGCAGTAACGTCCGCCACATTACTATCGCCATAGGCTGCATCCGACATCGCGTCGAGGCCAAGCTTTTTATTTTCAATCGACTCTTGAGCTGTAATTCTTTTTAGCTCTGACTCGATTTCCTCATTAGTAGCTCCGGCTTCAGCCATCTCGATAATAGTGTTGTCTGTATCGGTTTGGGTTGTTTCGGGTATATTGTTCTCTGTAAAATAGCTTGTAGCCGTGTTTCCGGGCAACAACCCCCGGCGCTGAAGCTCAGCAATAGCTTTATAACCTAGGCCAAGTACACCCGTGGCAACATTAAGCGCCTTAGAGACAGCTATAGCTTTACCATACTGTTCAGTGGTGATGGTTGCGTCTGGGTTTGCAGTATAGAAGGCTACGTCTGCAGCATGATCTTCATCTTTAGTATAGTGCGACATGTCAAAGGCCGCATTATCAGAGTAAACTGTAGATCCATCTTTGTTGTCGTAGCTCCATTTGCCGTCCTTATCGTAATCAGCTCCAATGAGGTCCATGTATTCGTATGGGTCCATGTAGCCAGGATCTTTCAGGTAGAAATCACCCTGGCCAGGTGTTCCGGTATACTGCACCGTCTGACCATGCATAGTGGTTGTCTTCCACTCGGTATCAGTGTTTGTGGTGTTAGTGGATGCTGGTGAGTTGTTGTCATCATCATTACTGGTGGGGTTAGTGTTGTTGTCAGAGGCATTGAAATTTCCCACGCCCTGAAAGCCTGCACCTTCCTCATAGTTAGATCCGCCTGCCCAGGTACTAGGCTCTGTTAGCGTCCAGTATGCAGGAACACCCCCAGGACCAGGCGTACCCGCACCCCCAGCCTTACGGATCATCTTCTCTTCATCTCGGTTGATGTAGGCCAGCATGTGCGGCTGACCCATGATAGATGCGTAACGAGGAGCGGACTGCTTACCCTGCATATTTTTATTAGCCATTTAGTTTAGCCCTCTCACTTTCGCATGTACGTATTTCGTCTCGTAGTTCGGTGTAATCGGCTATGAAGATAGGGATTACTGAGGTGTCCTTCAGGCCCTCGATCTCGTCTGATAAGACGTTTGTTAGATCCTGAGGGTATGGTATTATGGAAGGACAGTAGACTTCGAGCTTGGTCCTATAGACCGTGCTTGCGCAACCTGTCAGCAAGCTCACCACTATTAGTGGGAATATGAGTTTTATCATGTTCAGACATCGCTTTGTAAAAATCTGCGGCTTTCTTTTGAGCCTGGAGTTCGTCGGCAATCACTTTACCTTTCTCCAAGGTCTTTCCATCCTTGCGTCCCAGGACGTAGAGAATTGGAAGCAGAAGGCCCAAAGCTGCAATTATGTAGAGTTTGATCTTACTGAAGATAAACATCAGTGGACGCCTTCTTTATGATCCTTAAACCTAGCGTAGGCAGCTAACGCGATACCTCCGATTGCGCACAACAAGAAGATAGTCTTCATGCTAGACGAGTAGGGAACCAGCGCTTGAATTTGAGGTGTGATCTCGCCCAGCGCAGTAGCTGCACCAGCAATACCCGCACCAGCAATCGTCTTACTTTTAGTTAATGGTTTAGCCGCCGCGGCTGTTACTTTCTGAGGCCCAATAGGCCCACCCTCGTCGGAGGGAAGCTTAGCATCAGCCGAAAAGATAGCAGCCTCAGCTGCACGGCGGCGTGTTAAGCCTTTCAAGGCTGTGAGCTTGCCCTCTACTCGAGCTTTGTTCCATCGCATAAGCTGTTCAGGGACATCATCGTATAAGCCCTTGTTAAGTTTCTTTAAAAGTGTGCTGCTACGGAAGTTACCGCCACCGAGATTGTAGACGAAACTTACTATTGCGTCATACTGGCCTTGAGTGAGGGGTACAGAAACATGCTGCTTAACGATGCTTTCATGCTCAGCTACGTCCAAACGTAGGCGTTCTTCAGCTTCAGAGGTTGTCCATATTGTATTAGACCGGACGCCCTTAGTCGAACCCCAGCCACAAGTCCACTTATTTGCCGGGCAACGGTACGCTCGTACCTTACCATCTTTACCTACGCGGTGTAGGCCTTCGAACCGCTTAATGAGTTCGATACCTTCTTCAGAGATTGATTGTGGGTGCATTATTTATCCAGATGTTGAGAAAAACGGATCTTCCCGCGCCATAAGTCCACTGGGGACTGCGGAAGGTTGATTAGCCGTGTACCCTAAGTTGTCCATTGCTCCCAAAAGCTGGTTCACATTAAGTGCAGATTGATCAAGGACCTGCCCAGTATTGTTAAATGTGGCCATCAGTAGATTGTTTTGTGCATCCATTTGTCGGCGCGTTGTATTACCTGCTTGGTCAACGCTTTCTTGGATTAGCTTCCCGTTTTGATCAAACGAGTTGGCGAGCTTCGTGTACTGCTCGCGAATTGATCCATCTATGTTATTTCCTTGTGAGGCCAGTACGTTACGTACAGTATCTAGACGGTTAATGATGTCGGCCCGGCCTGCAGCATCCCGTTGTGTTTGTGCAGGAATACCGGCTGCTATACCTTTAAGAGTACGTCCAAAGTCGTTTTGTATATACTGTTGCTGATCTTGGATATCCGCTGTACCTTGAGCGACCGCACCCCTGATGTCTATACGTTCGCGGCTTGCAGCGTCCGCTGTATTGGCCATGTCATCACGAACCAGGTTAAAGCCTCCTTCAACCGTATCTTCCATCCTTGCACGGGATTGGTTGGCCAGGGCTGTATCGTCAGTGTATTGGTTCTGGAATTGGCTAAAGGTATCTTGAATACCACCAACACCACCTAAGATTTCTTGCTGGCCCTGCGCCAATCCACCGTAGTAGGTGTTCTGGTTGTTTCCAATAGTGTCCAAAAGGCTATTAATGTTATTCTGACCGCTAAGGATGTCAGTAGACATTGTCCCAAGTGTATCTGCCTGATTTGCAAATCCAGTGTTTACATTTTGATTCAGCCCAGAGAACCCAGCACCAGTAGCGGATCCGAGATTGGTAATAGCCTCATTCGCAGCACCAAACTGTAAGTTAACATTATCAGACAGATCACTTACCTTGTTACCGGTAGCCGTGATATTCCCATCGATATCGTTTAGGCTATTATTAACGCCAGAAAATCCTGAATTTACAGAACCTCGTACACCGGATAAGCTGTCATTCACAGAAGCAAATCCAGTGTCAGTCACACCTTCGAGGCTACCAATACGGTTTTCGATGCCAGAGGTGTCTACTGTTTGGTTTACAACCCGTGTCTGCGGGATAGAAGCGATCTGAGTACTAAGGTTGCTTTGACCCGTGGATAGGTTGTTTTGATTAGACAACATAGTATCCTGATTGCCCATCATCGTATTTTGATTGCCCGCCATCGCGGCTTGGTTGTCAGTGATTGTCTCACCCACAGCCGCAGTTTCTGCAAAACCGGCATTAGTGTTCTCGTTAACAGCGGTCACACCGCCCTGAACACTTTCGTCCACTTGTTCCGCAGAAGCGCCGCCGCCGCCGCCGCCGCCCTTATAGGCAATCAGGCCAGAAGCCCGTGGGTGCAGATACCGATAGGGCAAAAAAGGGTTATACAGTTGCATCTAAATCTCCATGTCGAATACATAATATTGTGTTTTGTATTTGTTGCCTTGCCTAGAACTGAACGTCTGAAGGCGTCTTAACCAGCCCTTGCGCCCCCATACCTGAAGATGCGAACAGCCGTTCTTTTTGGCAAAGTCCTCAAACAATCTATGATCTTCTTCGACCTGCTTGAGTGAAACACCGTCTTCGTGCAGTGTAATGATCTGGCAGGTCTTAATAGAACCTTGAACCAGAAATCTTAGTGTAGCTGTGTGGACTATCCTGCTATCCCGATCCAAAGCGACCCAGATAAATACTGTGCCGTTAATAGCCGCCTTGAAGATGTCAAATGCCGACATCTCTTCGACGCCGTGGGAAAGCGCATTAGCTATCCCTGCCTCTATTGAGGGCCATACATGTAAAACTTCCGGGGGAGTTAGCAGGACAGTACGAAACTTAGGGGTTTCATCTGTCATAGGTGCCTAAACTAATTGGTAATACTGTGTAAAAGTTTAGCACTTAGTTAGTGTAATA